ACAGGGTCTCCTTCTGGCGCCGTGCCCCTGAACCCGAACCCGAACCCGAACCTGATGTCTACACCTTCAAAGGTCACTATGACCGCACCCTGGAGGAATTCTACAACTGCGGCGCAACGGAGGATCATGAGATCCCGATCCAACTGCAGATCAAGGTCCTGGACCGGAAGGTCGTCGCGGTGGAGTTGATCCCCGATGGCTAGGCGGAAGTACACCGAGGAACAGGCCCACACAGCCGCGGAGCTGCGCGAGGAAGGCCTCAGCATCGGTCAGATAGCCCGGCGTATCGACATGACCGAACAGTCCGTCATGTACCACTGCCTGAGGCTCGGAGCTGATCTCCCGGCGCACCGCCGTCGCCCCAGCCCCAAGCAGCCGTCGCAATACACTCGCAACGGCTACAAGGTGCGGCGGTTCACCCCTGAAGAGGACAAGCGTCTGCTCGAACTCGAAGCCACCGGCATGCCGACAAACCAGATCGCGAAGCTGATCAATCGGCCAGCCAACTCAACCCGAGGCCGACTCATGACCTTGGCCCAACACGAGGCTCGAAGAGAATGAAATTCGAACTCCAAATGAACACTGTCCGGTTCCAACTCGATCCGGACGACCCGATCCCGTTCATGCAGCTCGGACCAGACGCCTTCTTCGACTTCATCAAACGGGCCGAGGGGAAGTTTCCCGAACTGCAGTCGATCGAGATCGGAGACTATGGATCGATCGACTGCGTGATCGAATTCGAACAATGGGACCGGTTCCACCTCTGGAGAATGCGCGATCTCAAGGAATTCTGTGAGGAGTTTATCAATGCCGAACGTTGAACACATCGACGAAATCATCGCCGCGATCCAGGCCGAGGAGATCGCCAAATTCGATATGTGCTACTGGGTACGTCACAGGGACTGCGGAACCGTGGCCTGTATCGCCGGGTTCTCGAACCTGATCCTGGACCCGACTGGTTATCAGAGCACCTTCTCCGAGAACTGCCAAGCCCTGGGGATTTCCCCTGATCTTGGTCAGGAGCTGTTCGTGGCCATAGGGAGTAAGGTCCCACTCCCGGATATCACCCCTGCCATGGCCATTCGAGCACTGGAGGACCTGAAGGTCGACCAGTTCAAGCTCTGGGATGACTACCTGTAATCACCACATTTCCGCTGGAGGAAAACATGCGAATTCTGCACATCGAAGACGATCCCAACACCGCCCGTAGCGTCGAGACCATGCTCACTCATGCTGGCTTCAACGTCTACTCGACCGATCTGGGGGAAGAGGGCGTCGATCTCATCAAGTTCTATGACTATGACCTGGTACTGCTCGATTTGAACCTGCCCGACATCTCAGGGCATGACGTACTGCGCCAGATCCGCGTGGATCGTATCAACACCCCGGTCCTGGCCCTCACCGGCGACGACAGCACCGAAAGCAAGATCAAGTTCTTTGGTCTCGGGGGCGACGACTATCTGACCAAACCATTCCACCGGGAGGAACTCATCGGTCGCATCCACGCGGTCATCCGCCGGTCCAAGGGCCACGCCCAGGCCATCATCCAGACCGGTCCCATCAGCGTCAATCTCGACTCCCAGACCGTCAAGGTCAACGACCGCCAGGTGTATCTGACCGGCAAGGAATACCAGATGCTGGAACTGCTCTGCCTGCGCAAGGGTACGACGCTGACGAAAGAGATGTTCCTCAACCACCTTTATGGTGGCATGGACGAGCCGGAATTGAAGATCATCGACGTGTTCATCTGCAAGTTGCGGAAGAAGCTCGGCACCGCCGGCCGGCACATCCATACGATTTGGGGTCGTGGGTATCTGTTGCAGGAGCCCGAACCGGAACAGGTCGTGGCATGACGAGAACCTTTTCCGAGATCGCACTGTGTCATCTCCCAGCTGACGAGATCAGGATGGTCCTGTCCGACATCACCAAGGCGGGGATGACCGTTGCCTATTCGAACGACGCTGGCTTCTTCATCTGGAAACAGGCCAACGTCGAAAACTGCCCGATCCTGACCCAGATCCTCTCCACCCAAACCACTGACTACGTCCTCTTCGACGTGGACGTTGACCCCGATCCTGAACTGGAGATCTTCGACGATGTCTAAAAAACGTGAAATCTGGATCGTGCAGGGTATCGTCACTGACGCGGACGCCCACGCCGGTCGTGCTGATATCGGGGACACTGAATGGCAATTTTCGGATGGACCCTCAGGAGAACGGGGCTCGTCAGCAGACTACCTCTCGATTGAAGAGGGGATGATGGCCCATCCGGATTGTGTCTTCTATTTCGACCCCCTGCCTGACCCTGAAGCAACCATCCACATCTTCACTGTGGAGTTTCGGGTTCCTCAGTCCGAGCTCGAAGATTGCTGGCGGGTGGAACAACAAGTGTTCTCACCCAATACCACCATGGCCAAAATCCTACAGCGGGATCTGTACGACTCCATGGGGATGTCCGGTGAGTTCGTCATCAACACCCATCAAGCACCAACCCTCTGAACTGGAGATCTTCCAATGAACCTCGAGAACCTCGAAAAACTGGCCCAGTGGTTGGAGGCCGGTGCTCCCCACGTCATCTTCGACATGAACGTCGGTGTCTGTCCTCTTACCGATCAGGATGTCTATGACCAAACCGACTATCTCACGCTCCAGGAATACATCGACGCCCACCCCAATCCAACACCGGACTGCGGAACGGCCTGTTGTATGGCCGGTGCGGCCTATCTGATGAGCCAGGCCCCGGAGGGACAACTGTTCCCCTCCCTCGAGGCGCAGGCCAAGATGACCACCCTCTGGACCAGTATCCGGAATACCGCGGCTGACTTCCTGGGGCTCCACATATCACAGGAGAGATGGTGGGTGGGTCATGAACTCTTTGACCAGAGTCTCGCCCCCAACAACTGCACCCCGGCCCAGGCTGCGGCCGCAGTTCGGCGGGTCATGGCCGGAGAAGCACCATGGGTATAACCATCACCCGGGACCAAATCCGTTCAGTGATCCTCCAATGTCCGGACCCCTTTGGAACCCAAATCCGGATCCCTGAGGATTACTGGCCTTCGGTCACCCATGGTGACGACGACCGGGCAGCTCGGGAGTGGGCCAAACTGACCCACCTCCCCGCCACGATCCGAACCGAAATCCAAACAACGGTGGTACCACCCAATGAGACCCAACGACCTGATGCCACCTGAACCCGAGATCGACAGATACGAGGAATGGACACTCTATCGGTATGAGATGCTGACGGAGGTCTGGCTCCACAACAAGTGGCATATCTTCTCGATCCCGACCCTGTCCCTCGAACAGGCGCCTCACCTCCTGACCCACTTCTACGAGGCCTTCTCAGCCGGCTATGGGCGGGGGTTCAAAGCAGGTGAGCACCACGTTCAGAGCAACTTCAAAAGGATCATGGGAATATGAAACTGCGTGAAGCCGGAGTGCAGATGAAGTCCTCTGAGGACCTGATCACTGCATATCTGGAAACCCATCCAGCTGCGACCCGGGCCAAGGACATCGCCGTCGCCACTGGCCTGCCGATCGGGACCGTTCGGAACGTGTGCCTCGATCTCTACAACCGCGGCTGGCTGACCCGATCCTACATCGGGAACTCTCATCACTATGAGGTGACACCATGAAACTGACCATCGCCTACCACATCGCCGAGGAAGTGGCGAAGGAACTGCCGGGGGCCGTGATCTATGGAGGCTTCTGGCGGGACATGCTCCTCAATCGACCGGTCTCAGATATCGACGTGGCACTGCCCACCAAGTTCCTCAAACTCGAGGAGATGGGGTTTGTTCAACAGTCGCATGACGACAGCGACTATGACCACGACCACATCCACGCCACCTGGCGCCGGGGCAACATCAACATCTGTGAAATCACGAGCTACGTCTCCCCTAAGCGCCAGAACAAGTACGTGGACATTGGACTCTGCGCTGTGGCCTGGAGCCAGTACGAGGGCCTGATCATCGACAACGACTTCCTGACCGACTGGAAGAACCAGACCCTGACCGTCCGTCGCCGAGGCTGGGGTGAGGAGGGGGTCATCAACCACATGGCCAGACTGAAACTGAAATACCCCGAATTCACGGAGGTCTGGCCATGAAAGGCATTTCGATTGAGCCATCACCCTTTCTGATCGTCACCCTCCAGGGTGAGGCCCGGCGACTGAATGACTACCAGGAGGAGGCCCTACTGGACCTCCTTGCATACGAGTTTGGGTTGGTCTTCTCGGCCACCTGGAGCTCGAAGCTGGAGATGACCTTCAACCGTGAAGACACAGAGCAACTCCGTGTGGATATCGAAGCCGCTCTGGTTCACATCCGAGAAACAGTACCAGCGAGGTATCCCAAATGAGCTACACTTTCTCCATCGGTGACTCGTCTGTTCTGACGGGCCACCTGGTTCTTCAGGATGCGGATGTGGCGCGAACAATCGTGGACACCCCTGAGTGGATGGACACCCGGAAACTGACAGCCGAAGTGAAGATCAACGGGGTCGAGATCCCCGGCAAGGTTTTCGAAGAGCTTCTCTCCCACTGGTATACTTCGATGGAAAAACAGATCGAGGAGCAGACTGGGTTTCTTGAACTCGCCAACGCCGTTGATACCCGGGCCCGGGAACTGCTCCACGAGGAAGCCGACGATCTCATGAACAGGATGCACGATCTCAAGGTGGCAATCGACTGCTTTGAAGACGAGGTGATGAAATGACCGATCTGACCATCTGGAAGTTCACCCTCGCCGATGGGTTTCATCTGCAATCGTTCGATCTCCCTTCCCCCGCCAGGATCATCTCAGCGGGGGTGCAGGGCCAGGACATCGTGATCTGGGTCACAGTTAATCCTCGCTCGGATGTCTTCAACCTGAGACGGTTTGTCCAAGTCGTCCCGACCGGAGGGACGGTGCCTCAGAATTCCGAGATCATCGACACAGTCTTCCTCGACTGGATGGTCTTCCACGTATTCGAGGTGACCCGCGTCTAACCACATCCGTTGGAGGATATCATGGCCAGAAAACTGCAAACACCTATCACGGAAGGGGGTGGTCAAGGTTCCGAGGATACAACCGCCAGGTATTATCTCCTGTATGAGGTCCAGATATATCACCCCATGAGGCCCCTGGAACCATTCAATCGGCTCCAAAAGTCTGGACCATACTCCACCCCCCTCGCGGCCCGGGAAGTTTGGAAGAATGAAATCTCCAACTGGAGAAACACCCATTCACCAAGTGTGGTTTATCAGGAGTTCGAATTGTGAGGGGAAACACCCACATCCGTTGGAGGATATCATGACCAGTAAACTGCAAACACTGACCACCGACTGGGGGTACCAAGCCCCCGAGGACCTGATCGAAGACTACATGTTCGACGGGTTGATGCCGGCGATCTGCATCAACGAGGGTTGTGACTACTCCACGGAGTACGAGCCTGATCAAGATCAGGGGTGGTGTGAGAGCTGCGGCACCAACACTGTCCAGTCCGCAACCATTCTGGCGGGAGTGATCTAATGAGTAGCCTTCACCAGAAGCGGACCCATTTCGCTCTGAAGGCCAAACGGGCGCTTGGAGAGTGGGTCCCGCAAACCGGCCCGATCGAGGAAGCGGACCAGATCCTGAAGAAGATGCGGCACCAGCTGATCAATGAACGGGCCGGGATCAAACACAAGCCGAGCCCGACCCAGAATATGCTTCATAATTTGAGCACCTCAAGGGATCCTCATCGAGCACTGAGGATCTATGGACTTTCGGCCCAACCAATGGATCGTCGTCGAATGATGACTGCCCGCCGGATCATGCACCGGTTGGGGTTACTCGAAGAGCGGCCAGATCAGGAAGAGATCGACCGCTGGAGCCGGAACGCCTTCAAGAAATGGAAGTGGGTGACCCAGAACCATCTCATGATCTCTCCGAGCCTGAAACTGATGGCCGGGACTGAAGTCTCATACCTGGGAGGAGGGACCTTTGGATACGATGATGGGGAGAATTTTCTGTCCGCAGAACAAGCCCGAGAAGCTGGAGTACGGCGCTATCGGAAGTGGAGGTAACTATGAACGATCCCATCTACGAAGAAGGTCCGGTCAAGATCTACTATGACCACCATGCCATCAATCCCCGTCAGGACATGGAATACACCTCTACCCTCTATTGCCACAACCTGATCAACGAAGGCCCCGCACCAAGTGACCATGACCACATCTGGCTTCCGGTCTACCGCTATGAGCACTCGGGCACTGCCCTCAACACCACCGGCTTCCACTGCCCTTGGGACAGCGGCCTGACCGGCTACATCTACGAGGACAAGGCTCAGATCAGGGAGGAGTTTGAGGTCAAACGGATCTCCCCAAAGCTACGATCCAGGATCGAGGACCGGTTGCGCAGCGAGGTCGCGATCTACGGTGCCTATGTCAACGGCGAGGTCTACGGCTACGTGAACGAAGAGACCGACGACAGCTGCTGGGGCTTCTTCGGCACTGACTGGGACTACATGATGCAGGAGGCTCGGGCGGCATGAGCAGGTTCGTCGCAACCGGAAACATCTCCGGAAACATCTCCTATGAACTGGACCTTCCTGAGGGAGTCCAGATCGAGGACATCGCCAAATTCAGTATGAAGTGGGACGAGGCCTTCATCGAACTGACAGACGGAAGGTTCTTCTCGGTCGAGATGACCTTCCTTGAAGAAACTACTGACACGAAATGGCCAACGAAGGTTGAGATTTGCCCTGTGGATGACCTTGGAGCCCCCGACTGGGGCGAAGTCCGACAGTTCAACTAACCTAAACCGATATCCGATGGAGGATACCATGAAAGCCTACCTGATCAATCCGCATGACTGCACCATCACAGAAGTCGACCATAACGGCGACTACAAACAGATCTATGATCTGATCGGAGCCTCGTATTTTGATGTCGCCCGGATCAACGAACACGGTGATGGGGTCTACGTCGATGACGAGGGTCTTTTCAACCACAGTGATCTGTTCAGGATCCATGACACCCATCAGCCCCTTGCTGGGAGGGGCCTGGTCCTCGGCTGCGACGACGAAGGGAACAGCATCGAGCCGACTGTGACTTTGGAGTGGCTCCAAAACAACACCAGCTTCTACGTCAACCTCTTCGGCAACCTGGTGAAGGTGGCATGAACCAGAACACTGTCCTGGAAGCCCGGGAGTTCCTGGCGACGTTCCTGAACCAGAACCCGGTCATCTCGTCTTACGACCAGCTGATCGACTACTGCCACCTGGTGATCCGAAACCCGAAGCGGGAGGAGTTTCATGTCCTCTACCTGGACCGGAAGAACCGGTTGATTGAAGACTGTCATCTGAACAGTGGGACCATCGACCACGTCACGGTCTACCCACGGGAGGTCCTGAAGCAGGCACTGCTGCTCGACGCTAGTGCAATGATCCTCGTTCACAACCACCCCTCGAACGACCCAACTCCCGGCTCTCAGGATCTCAAGATGACCCGCAAGATCAAGAGTGCCGCGGACGTTTTCGAGATCACGCTGCATGACCACATCATCGTCGGACACACCACGGAATACAGCTTCCGATCCCACGACAAAATCTAGGAGGATACTATGGCTGATCTGAAGCATACAATGAGAGCCCGAGACCTTCTCTCGGACAAGGATGCAACCCTTGTCCTTTCCTATGGTTGGGAGGTGATGGATGCAGAAACACTCCTGAACCATGCCCCTTTCTCTCTTCTCTCCCGACTGGCCCGTAACGCTGGATGTATCGACCGCGTGACGCTCTGGGATACTCAAGACCCAGAGGAGGGTTTCGCCCTGACGCTCCCAAACACGATCGAGATCATGTCTGCATTCCGTGAACACCTGGGATTTCTGGGCGTCGAAGAGGACTAACCAAAACCCCTATCCGATGGAGGATACTATGGGCTGGACATTTCATCGCCACCCGCCGCGTGACCCGAAGGCCGAGGTCGCCCGCATGCTCACGTTCGAGACCGAGACCTATTCCACAGAAGTCGTCAAGCACTCTGTTGTTGGGAACGTCCACTACGTCGCTGTCAAGTCGACCCCGAAGCCGGGTCAGATCCTTCCCTACAGCGACCATGAACCCGATCCAGAAACCGGCGCCCAGACCTGGGCCGCGATCTTCCTGACGCGAAAGGACCGTGATGGCTCCTGGGGCTACAAGGACATGACCGAATGCATGGGCCCGGTTGAATCCAAGGCCCCCTTGTCACTGCTGAAGGTCCTGTCCCCCACGACCAGTGACTACGCCAATGAATGGCGGGAACGCTGCCAGGTCTATGCCCGCCGGCCGAAGCCGAAAATGGGGGACACCATCCGACTGCATGAACCCTGGGAACCGTATGGGGATCTCTTCAAGAAGATCGAGTGGCCCGGAACCCGGTCCGTCTACCGGTCGGTCAAGACCGGTCAGGCCGTCCGTCTGCGTGGCTCTCAAATCAAGGAGATTGTCCAATGCTAGGCCCCGATATTCTGGACACCCGTGATGTTCAACAACGGATCGACGAACTGACCGAGACGGAGGAGGAGTACCAGGAACTCTTTGACGCCTACTTTCCCACCATGTCGGCCGCTGAGGCGGCGCAGAAGGCCTGCGATGAGTCTGGTCTCGATTACGACGACCGGATCGAACTGCAGGACCTCCGGGAACTCCGGGATGAGCTGGAAGGCTACTGCGACTGGACCGGTGGTGAGGCCCTCATCCACGAGGACTACTTCGTTCAGTACACGGAACAGCTGGCCGAGGATATCGGGGCAATCGACCCACTAGCGACCTGGCCTCTGAACCGGATCGACTGGGACGCCGCGGCTGCAGATCTGAAAGCCGACTACACCAAGTCTGGAGATTACTATGTCCGAATGTCCTGAACCGGCCCCCTACTTCGACTACTATGAGATCCGCTGCTGCGTGGACACTGGTGAAGAGACCTACAGCTTCACCGGTGAGGTCTGGTGTCAGATGAGGGAATGTTACATCGGCACCCCCAAGGCCGCTCTGGCCGAGGCTCAGGAATACTTCGACCCTCTCAGGCACAAGTCGCTCTTCTGGACACTTTACGGTCGCTGGAACAATGGGCTGGCACAGGCGATCGGGGACTTCAAGACCTTCGAGGCCACCTACAAGGTCATGCAGGGGATCCTGATGCCGATGCGTGAGGCCATCAACCTGATGGACAGTGAAACCGGATCGGGCGGCATCAAGACGCTGAACGATGCCCAGTGTCTGCTCGAAGACATCTGCAATCAGTCATCCTCGGAGGAACGACTGTGATCATCTACACATCCATCGAACTGCATGGCTTCGTCAACCTCGACGAGGACAACAACCTGTGCCGGGAGACCGGCAAGCCGATGCTCGGCCAGGAGCACGAGGACCACGACAGTCCCAACTGCGACGGCTGGAACGTCTGGGTCCGAGCTGACTACCCGAACTACCCCCGAGATGGATCACCGGAACCCTTCACGAGCATTGACGCGCTCGACAGGGACTTCGGAACTTTCGAGGAGGCCTTTGCCTATGGTGAGGCTCTCGAAGCCATCTCTGAGCTACCCCTCTGTCTCTACTAATAACCAAAGGACTTCTGAAATGTTCAAAGAACTCATCGGCCGCACCATCACCGACGTCCGTGACCTGACCCAGGATGAGAAAGACGAAATGGACTGGTACGGAGAGTGCCCGGTCCTGATCCTCGACAACGGTCAGGAAGTGACCATCAGCCAGGACCCCGAAGGCAACGGCCCCGGGTTCCTGTTCATCGACTAATATCGATTTCCAGAAATGAAACTTGCCTCCCGATCAATTCGGGAGGTAACCACAGACTGTATCCGATGGAGGATCACATGACCACTTTGACCCATATGTTCGTGGAACCCACGGCGCATTCGATCATCGACAGTGGGAGCATCTATGGTAGGGCCTACGCTCACAACGCCAGTCGAGATTTTTCGGCCGAGCCCCAAGCCAAGCTGTCCACGAAGTACGACTGGCCTGAGATCACCGTCAACACTGTCCAGCACCTCGACGCCTGTCTTGAGGAGGACGTGGTCTGCCGGGCCTTCAACGCGATCCCGAACGAGACATGGGATGGCGAACTGTGTTGGGGGATCACGGCCGAGCATGACGAATTTCTGAACGCAATCGGCGCCGATGTCGCAGATGCCTGGAACACCTACAACTGGGACAACTGCTTTGACCAGACGTTGCAGGGGTCTCGGGTCGAGATCAACGACGAGGAGTACGTCCTGCTTCAGGTCCATGGTGGGTGTGACGTCCGATCCGGCTACACCGACGCGAAGCTCTTCAAAGTCATCGATCCGGACTACTTTCTGCAGGACGACTGCAGCTTCGGGCTGGAGCGTTCGGTGGCCGAAGCCGCCGGCTACCCGGTCCAACCCTGCACCTACGCTGACTCTGACTGGCTCACGATCCAGTACCGAGGCACTGAGGTCACGATCTACGACCACCGTATCAGTGATGATGTCCCGATCCCCGAAGGTTTCTGGGAACGCCTCCCGGAGCTGAACCTGGAGGGTACCCAAGATGCGATCGAGCACTGACCCCCTTGTTCAAGATGTTATCAAAGCGATCGAGAACGCTGCAGATAACGGTTACCCGACGGACAACATGTCTGATCGAGTCCTGGCTGAGGATCTTTGGGCTAAAGCCGATTTCGTAAAGGATTACACCGTCAGGATCCTGGAGAAAGCGGTCAGGGAGGCTAGAAAATGCCCGTAACCCATTTCCGCATCGGAGACCGGGTCAGGCTGCTCACAGGTAGATCCCCCCAACAGATCATGAAGATCCGAGAGCAGCAGGAGCAGGCTCTGCTCAAATACGAAAGCTCCATGCACTGGGCCAACGGTCGGTGCAAGTGGCGCCATTTCAGCGAATTCACCCACTACGACCCCCAACCAGAAGAGGTTATTATGTCAGACAACACCCCCACTCTTTACGAAACCAAGGACGGCCACTTTGGGACTCTGTTGGCCCGCAACAGCCGCGGCGAGATGGTCCTCGAAATCAAACCCTCGGGTGAGACCAAGACCTTCAAGCCCGAGGACCTGACCGAAGTCACCCCCTACACCATCGCGATCAAGTTCGATGGCAGCAACAGTACAATACACTTCGAAGTTCCTGAGGGATCCCTCGTGAGGGGGGATCTTGTGATCCATGGGATGAACTTTGGACGAGTGACCGACTCTGACACCAAGTGTCGGAAGCCGGCAAATCTCGGAGGGGGTGGACTGCGAAAGCTTCTCAGCGAGAAGATCGTCTGACATGAAGCTCTACTGGAAGCACTGTCCTGAAGAGGTCCAGTGGTTCGAACAGTTCATGGACCGGTACCGGGAGGTTGAGTTCTTTCAGCCCGCCCCTGAAGTGGCCCCCTGGCACGTTCAGGCCCGCCTGGACAATGGGGTCCTCATCAACTTCTGGCCTCATGTCGTCAAGGCAATGATCGAGAACGATCCCCCTGTCCGCAAGGGGATCGCTGCGATCGACATCCTGATGCATGAGGCCAGAACCATCGTGGATTTCGAGGTGATTGAAGATGGATGACCCTCACGATGACATCACCCTGCAAGGAGACCTACACCGATGGCTAAATTCCCTCACTTCCCCAACTGGATCCCCGACATCGAATGCGAGATCATCGACCGCATCCTCACCGCGGCCATCCAACGAGACCTCCTGATCTCGGTCAATGATGGCGAGGAAAACGTGGTTGTTTACTCCCAGGACAAAAAGCTTCTCCAGAGTGAAATCGGTCAGACCGACGTTACAATCCTTCGGATTTCCGACTGCGACCGGTCCTGGTTTGGGTCCATCACTCTGATCCACGGCAACGAAGGCCATGTGATCTGCGACTACACGGATCACGAACCGATGGAAGAACTCCTGGCTGTGGCCCACGCCTACATCAAAGCAGAGGGGTGGTGAAGATGTTCAGACCGATCATCCTCGCTGTCTACTACGATGGTGAGATGGGGATCCTCACGTTCGAAAACGAACAAGGGGCTCTGGACCACATGTCCCGGGAAGTCGCTGCCTATTACGCTGATGAAGCCAACTCGCCTCCCCTCTACCAGACCCAGGAACAGGTCTGGGATGAGATCAATCGGGAGGCAATTCCCCTCACCTTCAAGATCCTGGACCAAAGGGTGAATGACCGTTCCCTGTACTGAAGCGAGGACCACAGCATGAGCATCCTACTGAAAATCGACGAGATGCTGGACATCTTGGACTGGGCTGAAAGCCCAGAATACCTCCTTCTGAAACGTCAGGCAGAGATCCTGGCCAACTGCCTGGCCGAAGCTCTGGTGGACCATGTACCGGAGCTGACACGCAACGGCCCCGCTGTCTTTGAAGGTACGGCTTTCGCCGGCACCTGTGCTCCGTTCGAACCCACAGCCCCTGGACCCGTTCCCGAGGCCCTTACCCACTTCGATTTCGAAGTCCAACAATGGAAAGATATGTGCAATGAAACTCTATCAGATTGAAGTCCAGCTCTACGCAACGGCCTATGTGAAAGCTGAAACCGAAGCAGAAGCTCTGATCATCGCCCAAGGCCTGGAGCACGATGGGATCTACGCCGACAGCGATGACTTCGACGGACTACCGTATACCCACTTGGAGGCCGCTGTCACGTTCAGCCCGGCCATGACCGTCGGCAAGGTTCTCGACGATGAGCCCGAGGAGGTCCATGACTATGACAGTTGAGGCCCGAACCCTGGAAGACTGGCAGGACAACGGCCAGAGTACCACCGCCGAGGTGACCACTCAATTCGATCGGATCGATATCGGATTTGGAACTGGCGCCCACGTCTGGATTGAACACGAGGATGGTCGGATCCGGGTCCACTGCTACCACAAGGGGGCAGACTCTCCCCTCAACGTCGAGATCCACGAAGATCGGATCGAGATCGACGACCACGACTATCAATCCGACAGAGGATAACATGATGGAATTCGATGTACGTCTCCAACAGACGCTCTACTACAGCGTCCGAACCACCGCCAACAGTCTGGAGGAGGCCAGAGCCACCGTTCAGGCCCAGCTCGACGGGGAAAATGACGATGACCTCGACATCTGGGAGGTCGATAGCACCCTGATGGAGATCTGCGATGAATAATACAGTTTCTCTCCAGTTCAACTGGACTGGTGTCCTCAACGCACTCCTTGCTCTCTACGAAAATGGGGATCGAGCATACGCTCTGAAGCAGCTGCAGCGAATGGCCCAGTTGGCCGATCTCGCTTTCAAACCGATGGGGATCAATATCTACCCCATGCATATCCTGGAGACAGGTGAATACACATTGGCACATACCGCTGCAGAGATCGACCACTACGCCGTCGACATTTCTCCCGCAGGGGAAGATCCCTACTTCGAGCGTGAACACCTCTCCGAAGAAGAAGCAGGGCATCTCATCTCGAGTCTGTGTGAGCAGTTTCCCCACCTCCCAGTCAACGATTGCCGGGAGCATCTGAGATAATCCCAAAATATCCGATGGAGGATATCATGAAGAAACGCCAACTTGGACCGGACGTCGTGACTGACGTCCAGAACAACTTTCAGGGCCGGATGTTCGCCTTCAGCGCGGCTCAGGTGGACTCGAACCACTGGGGTCTGTGTGTCGCTGAGGCCAACATCCCTGGTTACACCCCGATCAGTGGAACCCATTTCGCCGTCGAGTCCTACGACGAGGCCATGGATGAAGCAGATCGACTGAACCTGTACATACTGGATATCGATCCGGCCACGGCCGGTCAGATCGTCTGCAGTTCAATGGCTGCAGGGGAGGTCTCCAATGCCGAGATTTGATGTCTGCGTCACCACTGACGTAACGATGAGCCAGGTCCTGTCGATCGTTGCCGAGGATGAAGCCTCGGCCCGGGCCGAGGCTCTGGAGAACTATGATCCCTCGAAATTTGAGAACGATGACAACCTCCCACAGGATGTCTACGTCTCGTGGTCGGAGAGGAACGAGACGGCTCCGAAGTGCCGAACCAGAGCCGACCTGATGCTCCGGGAGGCCTGGAGGGGAATGGAGACGGACACCAGTGGGAACCCCTGCGTCTGGCTGAATTTCTATGCCGATGAGGAGAACCGAACCTGGACCGATACCTGGTCCTGCCAGTGTGATGACGACGGCTCTGCCCCTTATCACAGCGACTGGATTGGCCCTCAAGACGAAGCTGAAATCATTCTCTGGGAGAACCTACCCGATGCCTGATCTTGCACAGACCATTCTTCTTGTCCGACATGCTTTCGGAGGACTGAAGGACCGAGGAGAAGTTCCTCTCGCTGACCACGCGATCAGAGTGGCCCGGAATCTGGTGACTGACGACCCCGACTATATCACCACGGCTCTGCTTCATGACATCGTCGAGGACACCCATGTCGACCTCGAATATCTGCGGTCGATCGGGTACTCCGAGCGAGTTCTCGATGCCCTCTTTCTCCTGACCCATGTCAAGAAGGAGATGGACTATCCGGCGTACATTCAACGGCTCTGTGACTCTGGCAATCGCATGGCCCTTGAAGTCAAACTGGCCGATCAGCAGGACAACCTGGATCCGAAGCGGTGGCTGACCCTGAGCCGACATGTCCAACGGGCCCTGGAGAAGAAGTACAAGGGGGTCCGTCAGAAGCTGACGGAGGCCTACAATGCGCTTTGAAACCCTGGTTGCCCGACTCGCCGAGAAGACCAACACACCCATCCTGACGCAAGTCCTTCAGGGGGAGAAGTCGATCCAGGACCTCCCCCTAGAGTGCATGCTCTGGACAGGTACGGTGGAGGGCTCCCTGGACAAGAACCGGGTCCGGAAGTTCCGGGACTACAACAATATCTCCTACGCTCGGGTCTCTCGCGACCGGCCCCGGCCGGTCATCCGCTGGCAGAAGAAGAAGATCAGCGTTGTCCGTCTGCTTTTCCAACTGGTCACGAAGCCGGACTACGAATATCGGATGCTCCCCCTATGTGGGAGCCCCACCTGTGTAAACCTCAGGCACTGGTCGGCCTCGAAGATCAAGAGCCATCAGGAGTTTCCAGAGGAGATACCTGAGTTCGAAACCAGCAGCGGCTGGACCATCGAAGAAGTTGAGGAACAGGTCGAGAACCTTCTTTCCTGGGTGACCCCCGCCTCGTGGGAAGAGATCCACCATCTCCTCATCCAGGAGGATGGCGCCCCCGAGGAGATGGTCAAAGAAGTCCTGGAGAAACTGAACAGAGGACACCTCCTGCCATGATGACCGAACGAGTTGAGATCAACATCCCACTGTCCACCACCTTCGGTGATTTGGAGGAGGTGCCGGCGGTCTTCGACATTGAGGTCGAGGTGGCTGAGGCCGAGCCCTACTCCTGGGGGGAGGGGAGGGGTACCGAAACCTACGTCACTGCCAAGTTCATCGAGCTGAAGCTCGGAGGGCTCCTCCTGGGAGAGAACATGGCGATCGCGGCCTTCGGCCGGGACCAGATTATCCAGGCTGAATACACAGCCGCAGCGGAGTACGAACAATGAAGATTTGGACACTGACCTACAACGACGACAACGGATCACCACCCTCGGATGTTTTTCTGACTTCGGAAGAGCTGCAAATCGCCGCGGATGAATGGATCCAAGCCTACAGACCAACCTATGGATCGGTGGTCGACTTCAACCAGCCGTGGGAGGACGTCGCCAATGCCCTCTATGAGCAGGCGGGGTTCATGGACAGCATCACGGTCCAGGAGCACGATCTGACCCCGAAGCGGGAAGGGCTGACCCGGTACTACGTCACGATGACCTGGGATGACTGGCCGGAAGGGGGATCCTATGGCGACATCGTCTGGGCCAGTGGATACGATGATGCAGAAAAGCAGGTGGTCGCCGGCATGATCGAGTCCCGAGGGGACGACACGTATCAGCTGGAGTGGCACATCGTCGACTGTTTCCCCCTTGATGACTTCATCCAACGGGTGGTCAATTTCCAGAAATGACAATCGACTAGTCTCTAGGACTATGATCTAAAGTCAATATGGATTTTGACATGGATGCCCTGCTTGCTGACGTCAGCTCTGAACTGATCTCTGCCAGCAGAAATCTCAGCACCAAACACTCTCTACGGTTTGGAATTTCAGAGGTCCTCCTGCTGGAGTATCTCGTCACCGCTCTACGCTCGAAGGCCCCTATGGAAACCGACGAGTACATCAAAGTCTTCTCCGAGCAGATAAAACTGGGTCGGGAAGCGGATGGGAAGGAGATGAATTTCTATCGAAACCAACTGGCGGAAACACTGACGCTGACCGCCGCACACTGACTCACATTCATCCGAGAGGATCATATGGAAAAATACGCACTCGCCCGGCAAGAAGCCGAGGCAAGGTTCGAAGCTGGCTGGCGCCCTCAGAAACTTCTGGCGGCTGAGAATGTCAAGCTTCGCAAAGCCGAGAAATTCAACTGGCGGGGGTTGGGGTTGAGCCTGGCCCCCGCGGACGTTTCAGGCCACGAGGTCTGTGCCTCCCGGTCTCCCAACTGTACCCAGCACTGTATCTTCTCCTCTGGCCATGGGTTTCGGCATCAGGTCCAGATGGGCCGGATCTTCCGCACCATCTGGTTCTTCCGTGACCGAAAGGGCTTCATGACCAAGCTCCTGGGGGAGATCCAGCGGAACCAGGACGCAGCGATCCGTCTGAACGTTTTCAGCGACATCCAGTGGGAACGTCAATTTCCGGAAATCATGGGTGATTTTCCGGAGACACAGTTCTACGACTACACCAAGCACTTCAAGCGGATGTTTCGGGGGAGGCCCTCGAACTACCATCTGACGTTCTCTCTGCACGAGAAGAATGAGCATCAGGCGCGGGAGGTGTTGGATGCCGGAATGAACGTCGCGGCCGTCACGGACCAGAGGGAAGGGAAGTTGTTCGGGTATCCCGTGATTGACGGCGATGAACATGACCTTCGTTTCTTGGATCCCTCGCCGGTGGTGGTGGGTCTCAAGGCGAAGGGATCGTTGAGAACCGACCCCGACCAGGAGATGTCCTATGTCACTGAGATCTTCAAACTCCCCGCGGCAGCATAGCTGTTCCGTCCTCTACGGCCGATCGGCCGTGGAGGCCTACGAAGCCGGGATCAACTCTATCTCCCAGCTCAAACAGCTGGGGGCTGTGAGGACTTTCACCTTCGACAACGTTCGAGAACTGAACGCCTTCCTCCTGGGTCTCGAAGAAGGTGGAAGGTCAGCAAAGACCTTAGCAGTCGACGATTTGGAGAATTGAGTCATGTACGATGCATTACTCCCAGTAATAGTAGAGGACCTTCCCCACAATTTTGTTTTTCAACCAGGTGGGCAACTCCGCGACAAGATACGTCGAGGTGTGGAAATGAATGTTGTTCGAGTCATTGCTGGTCCTTTGAAGTGTCATGTCGTGATCGACATACAACGACCTTACTACAGAGCGTTGTCAGATCAGTTTGTACCGGAGCGATAATGGAAACCAAGAACGAGAAGTTTCAGAGGATCCGGGACCAGAGACTGCCGAAGGCCCTGAAGGCGATCGAGCTGTTGGGCAACCTGGCATCGCACAACTACGAGAGCACTCCTGAGGAGCAGGAGGCCATGATCGAGCAGGTGCTTCACCAGGTCGATCTGGTCGCACTGGAGTTCGGCCTGGTCAAGAAAAAGGCGCCGCCGGCGGAGCCTGAACCAGAAATCGAGGTCGTCCTCACAGAGGAAGAGAACCTCGACCTGATCACGGGCCTTGGAGCCCACATCGGCCGTGCGATCGAAGATCTCGCGGACAACCAACCCGAAAAGGCCAGGGAGCGTCTCCTCAAAATCATGGCCGCTTAACTTATCCGTAGGAGGATATTATGTCGAAAGAACAACGTGACCCCCATGGCTCCGGCTTCGTGCGCGGCTTCATCTGGGGGGTCTGCTTCTGGATCATCGTCGGTGTACTGTTGCTCGGCTGGTCGGCTTTTGCTGACACTGATGCCCAGGGCCGAACCATTCTGCACGGCACGGCTCACCAGCACCCCGCCCCGCATCACTCAGGAGGTGGCCCCACCGGCCCCGCCGCGCGCTACTTTCTGCGCATCGCAGATCAAGGGCCGTTCCGGGTGTCCGGTCGTTGGTTCTCCTCAGGGACCATGGTCCTTGCTCTTCTGGCCGGCAACTATGTTGTACCCGGTTCGTGTCTTGACCCCCATGTGATCCTGTCCTTTCATCACCCCGCCGGCCCACGTAGCCGTCTGTGGTCGGGCTACCTCGATGCGTTCCTACCCACCTTCGGTGAAGAACTCTTTGCGCAGTTCGAGAGCGGTGAAATCACCTATCTCCGTCAGCGCCACTACACCGCCTATGAGCTTCTCGATCAAGGCTACCCTGTCTGTGAGGACTGACCAATGACCGACCACACCTACGAGAACGAAAGCCCTCACGACTACCATACCAGACACCGCGATGCGCGGTTTGTCGGGCATGAGATGAGGCCGTACACTAGCAAGGAAGAGGTGGAGCAGCTGGCTTTCGAGGTACTCACCGACGCTGCAAACATGAACAATGGGTTCCCTTTTCGTGCAGAAACAGGACGCAAAATGCAAGAGCTAGGGCATGTTGCCGCTGCCCTCCTGGCCGAGCGCGACTCCTTCAAGGCCGAGGCGGAAGGCGCACATGCCATCATCGCAGCAGAACGGGCCAAGGTAATCAAGCTTCGGGAGGAAAACGAGCGGCTGCGGGACGCAGGCTTTGCCGCAGGGATCGAGGCGGCGGCAACCCTCATTGAGCCAAGCAACCCTCGCAGCGATTGGACGCAATACGCAAAAGATTGCCACAAGCACGCCAAGGCAATCCGCGCCCTCATCCCCCCGACCCCTACCCCGGCCCCGGTCGTACCGAAGGTCAAGCCTCTGGTGTTCAACAAACGAGACGACATCAAAGGTCTACATGACGCACAGTCTGTGCTTGGGTACTACAACATTTTCGAGATAGATGGACAATACCATCTGGAAAAGCCCAGTGTGGATTTGGGGGACAAGCCGCAGATATGCAACTCTTTTGCGGAAGCAGATGCCGCCGCCCAAGCTGACCACGATGCCAGGATACTATCACAATTCAACATGGCCCCGTTGACGGGGTTGGAGATAGCACGGGCACTTTCAGAACTCTCCAGGAAGGCGGGGCCTTACCGAAATACCGGTTTTGCCATGATTGACGCCTTCCTCCGCGCCCTCGTAGAACAGGAGTGAATGATGCCCCGGCTCGTTTTCAATAACGCGGACGCGACACCAAAAACCACTTTCGTGGAGTGTGACGTCGCGTCGGTTCCGCAGATCATGGCGTGGTATTCAGCGTATCACCATGGAGACCGATACACAGTCACGTTCGATGGACGGAATGTTCCTATGGATCAGAATGGGGAACCCACCCAGTCAGTTTCGACCCAGGCCGTTGTCCTTGGCGATCGATGACCTCCGGCGGGAATACTCCGGTGTAACCATCGGGTAGTCCTCTGGAAGACCCCACTTCTCGAGATACTCCTCAGGTGTCATGTTGTGGTACTTGGCTAGGTAGCGTTTCAGCAGCGTCACCCGGGCCCCATCCTCCAGACAGATGATGAAGTCATCACCATAGCTTTCCTCGATTGGCACGGCTGGTTGAGGAGGAGTTTCCTCGACACCGATCAGCCTGACCATTTCGTGGGTTAGGGTTTCCAGAAAGACCGGAACGTTCTCAGGAGGCATGCTGTTGTGGCTGACGTAGGCGGCAACGATCTCCCCGGCTTTCATCACGATTTTTTCGTCGGTCATGGTGCTCTCCTCTAGGTTTCGATGAAGGCTCTACTATTTTGATTTCCGGAAATCAAGTCAAATCGACAATCGAACTCTGGACTGTCAACTCAAAAGGGGGCATATATTTCCGGAAATGAGAACCATCCACACCAACACCATCCTGGTGGAATTCCAAGGGGACCTTCGTGATTGTCTCGTCTCCCTGGATCGATTGCTACGAGGACGAGACCTTGTTTTTCCACCACCAGGGTCTCCTTGGTGGGACACCCAAGAGGCCGTTGATCAGTTCAACGAAACTGTCGAAAGACTGAAACAGAAAGCTCCCGAGGGATTCTACTTCGGGGGACATCCCCTTCAACCTCAGTGCCTGGGATATTGGCCAAGGGAGGACAACTAATGCAATTCCAAGAGGTAGTCAGCAGCAACATTGCCGCTATGGCCCACGATCAAACCGGGATGCGGGTACGGTTCAAAACCGGTGCCGAATACCACTATGATGCGGTTCCGAAGGCACTTTTCGACGAGATCCTCACCGCCGAGAGTGTGGGGCGGGCCTTCAATCAGAAGGTCAAAGCCGACCCCAAGAGCTTCCCCTACCGGCAAATTGTCACAGGCCTCTAGAACTATCCTTCTGGATAGGTCACCTATTCCAAATATCCGCGGGAGGATGTTATGGAACTCATCACGACAAGAGATGTTGCTGAATTGATCAGCTTTGCACCCAGAACCATCCATCGGTGGGCGGTTCAGGGTATCATCCCATGTTATCGTATCGGCCGAAGCTTCCGGTTTGACACCGAGGAAGTCCTCCGCTGGATACTCAAGCGAAAGCAGCCATCATGTCAGTTGATCGATCCCGGATCCCCGGTGCCCGAGTCTACCGTCGCGAGAGGAGCTCCTTCTGGCAGATCCAGTATCGTGAAGAAGATGGACGAAAGGTACGACAGTCTTCTGGCACAGAGGACGAAGCCCGCGCCTGGGAGATCCTCGAGGAAGTATACACACGTCGGGCCCAACTAGCCTTCAAGGAGGTCGTCGTGAGCTTCTTCGACATCCGGGGAAAGAACCTGGCGCCAAAGACGGTCGAGGGGTATCTGAATTCGCTCAAGGCAGTGGACCCCTATTTCGGAGGGCTTTCCCTTGCCGAGATCGATCTGCCTGGGATCAAAGAGTTCGTGATGGACCGCCGGCGGAGTGTCTCTGACACCAGTGTTCGTCGGGATCTTGCCTTTCTCTCAACGGTCTTCACCTATGCCCAGGTGGAGATGACAGGAGCCCCCGAGGTCAATCCGATCATGAGCTACTCGAAGCGGCATCTGAAAGAACGACGCCGGGAGCGGTACCTGACCCACGATGAATACGAGCGCCTGAGAACCCACTGCCGGCTCCCCTGGCAGAAGATGGTCATCACAACCGCGGTCTACACCGGGATGCGACACGGCGAGATCTGTGAGTTCCAGAAGGCGTGGATTAACTGGACCCGAGGAGGGCACGGGGAAATTCAACTTCCGAGAGAATACACCAAGTCGCAGAGGGACAGGATCATCCCTCTTCTCCCAGAGTTCTCGGACACACTCCTCGAGTGGTGTCATCGGGATCCCTCACCTTGGGTGTTCAGTCGTGGCACCCCACCTGTACCCTACCATAGCTTTCGAGGATTTTTCCGAAGGGCTCGAGTCGAAGCCAATCTGGAAAACCTTCGGTTTCATGACCTTAGGCATACGTTCGCCTCTTGGTGGGTTCAACGTGGGGGGGATCTCATGACCCTCCGTAGTATCCTGGGGCATGCTTCGCTCCAGATGGTTGAGCGGTACGCCCACCTCGATACAGCTGCTGCTCACCGGGCCGTGGCGGAATTGTCCGGACACACTCCTGGACACACAGCAAAAGAGGAGGAGGATTCTTGAAGAACAGCTGAGAATAAATCGTGCAGTCTGAGGGTGTTAAATGGTGCCGGTCGAGGGACTCGAACCCCCGACCCCCTGATTACAAATTTTGTGGATCTCGGTTTCGCAAAATCTTAACCCTCTGAAATTGCACTATAAAAAACAGAGCTGTTTCTGTCGAATGTGGATCAATCTCCATCTTGACGACAGAAACTGAGACACATTTGGGACACACCAACCACAGGTTGAGTTCCGTCGAGCACGAAAGTCATAGAATGAGGGATCGAAATTCCAGAGACACAGACATCTGCGAGGAGTATCTTGCCGGAAAGGAGGTCGATCATTTGGCTCGGACCTATGGGCTGTCCGAAAAACGGATCAAACAGATCCTGAAGGTGAGGAAGATCCCTCGCCGGGCGTACAAGAAACTGACCGACAAGCAGGCCATCAGCCAAGTGCATGTTCGGATTGGGCTGTGTCTTTACACCTACCGGATGGACCATGGGATCGAGCTCTTTGAAGCCGCGAATGATCTGGAGAGGTCCATGATCCGTATCCGGAAGATCGAGAAGGGTACGAGCCCGATCGAGCTGCTGGATCTAATTGACATCGCATCCTATACGGGGACCACTGTATCGGAGCTACTGAGGGAGGGATCATGATCCTTGACGATCTGAAACAATTCTGGACCCTGGTGTCCTCTCATCGTCGAAAACGTAGACCGTCGACGAAGTTTGCACTGGAGCACCTGTCCTCCAAGCCGACGCTTGCAGGGCGTTGTGCGCTTCGGTATCTCCAGAGTCTGCCCTCTGTTGAAACAGGTGTGAAATAATGGTCGAAAAACTCGTCGAGGCTTACGGCCTCTACCAAGAGAAAGGAGTCTATTGGCTCTGCCAGGGACGCCGCGGAAGCAACTTCGTTGGCCTGAAGGGTGAGTGCCCTTTTAAGGTCGCTCGGGGAATGTGCAACCACTTAATCCCGGCCGCGGCGCCGGTCCCGGATCGGGTCCACTGGGAATTTTTCCAGAGGATCCTGAAAGATCCGGTTACTCAGGTGATGCTTCCGGTTCCCAAACCTGCTGGGCAGAACCTGTTCTTTCTCGAGGATGAGAGGGATGACCTGGGACGGCACCTTGCAGTCCTCTCCAGGATGAGTTCTCCGATCTACCCTGTGGTACGTCCGATCTGGATGATGAAGCTGAAGGAGCTTGAGAAGGAACTGCGGAGCAGTAACATCCAACCTCTGGTCCTTGTTCAAGCTGACCAGAAGGCCCAACCACTTCTGGATACACTCGCCAGGATGGCGGATTACAGTCCTCGGACGGTCCTGGTTACGGGTAAACCAGAGGTGGTGATCCGTCCACCTTTTCAGAAACTGACCACAGAGCTGTTGAAATTCTCGATCGACGATCTGATTGTTCTCCCCCTTGAGAGCCTCGGAGCGACAGTGCTTCGTCGATTTGCCCGAGGGGAGGAGTTGGATGCCCCAATCGAGAGCCGGCAAGACCGTCGAGATCGACAGATCAGAGAGAGGAATAACCGATGAACGATCCAATTGCAGAGATAAGCATAGCGTTGGAGCGGCTTCGCTACAGCTTCCTTCACAACGACATTCCCTGCCCAATGGTCCTCGAATACACGAACGTCCAAGAAGCCTATCGGGCCCTGCCGATGCTTCGTAGGGCAACCAGAGAACTGGCGCCAATCTGGGTTTCTGACGCGGAGGGTCAACCCCTCGGGCAGATCCAGATCCAGGGGTTTACTATCCGGTTCCCGGCCCGGATCATGGCCACACAGGGTGAAGGAGCATACCTTGATGATGGGATCTCAGGGAGAGTGTTCCAAGACTAATCTACCCCCCCCCTTATCCGGAAGGATCATATGAAAGACCTATCACTCTGGGACGATCAGATCGTCGATCTGACGTTCTATATGTCGAGACCTCGTTGCGGTAATTTCAGCGACCCTGGCACCGGCAAAACCCCTCCGACATGCGTATATATGAGCTGGCTCTGGACCGAGAAGAAGGTCAGGACGATCTGGGTCATGCCGAAGTCCCTTCTGAAGAAGAACCTGGATGAACTCCTCCTCTGGTCTGACTTCACTGAAGAGGACGTGATCATTGTGGACGGGACACCCGTGAAGCGGGCCAAGCAGATGCAGACTGACGCGAAGGTCTTCATCATGGGGTTTGACTGTTTCGCCCGGAACTGGCCTCAGCTTGTGAAACTCCATCCAGACATCAACGCTCTGGTGGGAGATGAATGGCACCTCGGGTTCAAATCCGACGATTCACAGCGAACCCAATCCCTCTACCGGTTCATGGAACGGACGAAGTATCTCGTTGCCATGACCGGGACCATTGTCGACGGCCGTCTGGATACAGCCTTCCCCCTCATCCAACTGTGTGAGCCGGGACATTACAACTCCCACTTCGGCTTTCTCCTCGCTCACGCGATCGAGAACTCCTATGGGCAGATTGTCGCCTGGCGCGACCCAGGTCGGATCGGGAAGATCTTCAAGAAGATGGCCATCCGTCGGTCCTTTGAGCAGACCTATGGGCCTGAGGCCAAAATCCTGGTGCACGAACTTTGCCAGATGGACCCGAAGCAGCGCGAAGCCTACACCGAGTTCGAGGAGACTGCTCTCCTGGAGCTCGAGGACAGTTGGCTCGATGGGTCTCTCCCAGGTGTGAACCTGATCCGTTGTCGGCAGCTGATGGAGCATCCACAAACGTTCGGTGAACCCCTCGACAAGATCAAACGAACAGGTAAGGAAGAGCGCCTGATCATCCATCTGGAGGATCACAAGCGGACGGGTAAACCCCTGGTGATCTTCGGAGCGTTCACACCGCAGCACGACCGGGTGTTCCAGATCTGTCAGGAGATGGGTTTCCGGGTGAAGGTCATCAACGGAAAGGTCTCAGCTGCCAAGCGTTCTCAGATCGATGAGGATTTTCGGGCGGGCAAACTGGATGTAGTCATTGCCTCCGGCGCCACTGCGGGGGTCGGGTACAACTGGGGTCATGTCGACCACATCATTTTCATGTCACTCGACTATATGGACAGCAGCTTCGTCCAAGCTTACCGCCGAGCAATCCGTGGCAAGCGGGAAACACCTCTTCTGATCACGGTGATGGAATACGAGAACTCGATGGACCAGAAAACCTTCGAGATCGTCGAGAAAAAGTCGGCACTTTCGAGTGCCGTGGATGAAACGAAGGAAAGGATCAAGCTTCGAGGGCCGAAGAAGAAGAAGGCCCCGTCGAAGAAACCTCAGGTCTTTTCCAAACCCAGCATGTCTGACTTGATTTCCGGAAATTAAGTCAACATTGTGGTTGATTTCAGAATCGAAATCATCCACAACCACTCCACTGGCTCCGTTTGGTGCGAGGGGGAGTTACCGCTCCCCCTCACGTCCTAGAAGCCAGTTCAATGCAACAGACTCACAACTAGGAAGACAATACTATGGCTGGAATTCAAGACGCGATCAACCAGGCGAAAGAAGCGGCAGAAGGTATGGTGGCGAATGATGCTGTCAACGCCTCGACTGCTGTGATCCAGGGCTCGGTTTCCCCCGGCGGGGTGGCAACCACCTACCAGAAGCCCTCCATGGCAACTGTCGCAGCTGCGACCGGTGTCATCCCCCGCAACACCCCCTACCTGAAGGTCAACGAATTTGGGATGCGGGTCGGCAAGAACAAGGATTTCATCGACGACATCCCGGTCGAGATCGCCCTCGTTGAAGACGAAGGCTTCATGGTGAAGTACACCCTCCGGTTCGGCAATCCGGCACAGTACCTGTCGTCCTATGATGGTATGGTCTGCGACAAGGGTGGTTCGTGGAACGATGCGCTGGTGAAGGCCCGTATGGCCGATCCGAACGTCGAACCCTACAACGCTGTGGATATCGTGGTTCGTACCACGGCACCCCTGAAGCTGAAGGAAGAGACGCTGCCCGCCGGCACCGTCATCGGCCTGAACACCTCGAAGTCGAACTTCTCCGAGTGGTCGGATTTCTATGCCGAGTGCGCCAAGGCTGGTCTCATCGGTCAGACCGTGAAGGTGAAACTCGGCTGTCGTGAGATCAACCATGGTGGCAACACCTGGGGCGTCGTGACCTTCACCCTCGCCGAGTAATCGGAATAGGCGACTAGGGTCTCGCTCCTCCCCTGCCGAGTCGCCTTCGGCCCCGACTAGCTCCGTTTGGTGTGCGGAGAGTGGTCGGGGCCCCTTCTCTCAAATCAATTTCAAGTCAAACCTCCCAGGAGGACTGTATGCTTGTGGAACATCACAACCTGAAATCTGTTCTTGTTGATCAACGCAACTGGACCGATCTCAAAGACCAGCTGATCGCTGAAGTATCACAGTCAGGCCTTGTGGGATTTGACATCGAGACCCAGGACCACAATCGGCATGAGGGCCTGAACCTGTTCATGAAAGTGAACGACGATGGGATCAAGTCAACCGCCAAGAAGCTGATTTTCGACACACGACGCACCGTCGTCACCGGGTTCAGTTGGTACTGTGATGAGAGCGATACCGCCTACTACCTGAACCTGGCACACGCTGATGTCGAGAACAGGATCCCTTGGTCCGAAGCAAAGCAGATCCTCGACGCTCGTCAGGAGGATAGCAACTGGATCTGCCACAATGGCCCCTTTGAAATCACGATGATGCGAACGTCGCTCGACCACGAGCTGACGAACGTCATCTGTACTCTTCAGCTGGCCGTCTCGGCCTTCAACGAAGATCAGTACCCCGAGGACAAGATGTTGGGGGGTGGCTTCGGTGCCATGACCAATCTCTTTCCCGCGATCGCCGAGGCCTTCGCGGAGATGGACCCCTTCGGGGATCTCACCGAAAAGCAGGCCGATCTGCTTGGGAAGATCATCGGGAAGACCTCGACCGCAACTCACAGCTACAACGAAATCGCCAAAGGGTACACGTATGGCTACGGCCTGAAGAAACTGGTCAAGTCCCTGTTCGGCTATGACCAGACGACCTTTGCCGAAGTTATGGATGGGCGGGCCCACATGGGCCAGCTGACTGGGGATGAGGTCTGCGCCTATGGCGCCGATGACGCCTACTGGGCTGTTCGGATCTTCCACCGGATCCTCCCGATGCTGCCCTATCAGAATGATCAGCTTCTGACGACTTTCTTCGAACAAGAAAACCCGATGATCTATGTGTTTGCTGACATCTGGCAGGCCGGTATGAAGATCAACCTGGAGGCGGTCGAGAGACAGCGCCAGGCTGAACGGGAGAACTACGCGGAGGCCATCCGCCGGCTTCACTCGTTGATCAACGAACTCCTCCCCTTTGATGAGGCTCCCCACCCAGGGCTCATGAAGGACAGTGCCATGAAGAACTGGTACGCGAAGTCCGAGGGCAAGACCTATCGTGATCGGATCAAGGCTTGGGCTGACCGCCCTCTGCCAGAGGAAGCATTCGACGTAGCTATCACCACCGCGGGATCAGTCTCGAGCGCCTGGTTGGAAGAACGAGGGCTGAAGAAGTCCAAGGGTCCGAACTTCTCCCATTGGATGATGATGCGGACCCTGATGTACGACCTCGGCCGGAACAAGGTCGTGATCTCTGGTGGCAAGGTAGGTTCCGATGCCGCCGCGCGGGCCAAGCTCAAGGAACGGGTCGAAGACACCCGCATCCTGGATCTGCTCGGGGAGATCGGCTCGATCGAGCAGCGGATGAAGCTCTATCTGAACCCGTACCTGATGCTCTGTGATCCCGAGACACAGCGAGTCTACCCGGTTGTGTCCTCGCAGCTGAACAGCCGGCGGATGGCAGCGTCATTCCCGAACCCGATGCAGTTGGCGAAGCGAGGGGAGTCTACCTACATCCGCGGCTTCTATGAACCGGATGAAGATGACCATGTGATCGTCTCGATCGACTGGTCCCAGATCGAGCTCGTCCTGATCGGGGACTTTTCCGAGGATGAAGGGTTTGCCGATGCCTACGGTCAGATCCCCTTCAAGGACCTCCACTGGAAAGCCGTCGGGGACATGTTCGAGACGGATGAGCCGAAAGGCCTTCCAGACGCCAAGAACCTTCGGACCAAAGTCGGCAAGGGCGCCAACTTCAACTACTGGTACTCCGGTGCTCTCTCCACGGTGGGGGAGGCCATGGGGTGGTCCTCGGACAAGATGTGGGAGATGACCCAGAAGTACCGGGACACTTTCGAAACGGCCGAACAGTGGCGGGTGGACCTGATCTCCGAAGCTCGGGAGAAGGGGTTCGTGACCCTCCCTGATGGTCACCGTCGGACGAAGTTTGAGGCCACCTACCGGTGGCAACATCTCTGGTCAGATCGGTTTCAACAGACTGCTTCCCCAGGGCTCCAGAACTTCGGCCAGCTGTTTGTGAAGAAGCTGACGAACCGAGCGGCAAACCAAATCGTGAACTCGATGATCCAGGGATCCTGCGCCACGCTGGCCAAGCGGTCCATTCTGGCGATCAACAAGATCGAGGGGCTCCGGTTCCGGTTCATGATGCCGATCCACGATGAGTTGGTGTTCTCTGTTCATCGGGATGACGTCGTGGAGTTCCTGCGACTGGCGAAGCGCGCCATGTGTCACCACCCGAGCATCATCAAGCACCTCATGGTCGACGCCACTGCTTCTGTGGGTCGGACCTTTGAACCCTACCACCCCGAGAAGGCCCCTCTTGGTCAGATCGAACTCGACGAAGCCCCCCCGATCCTGGGCTTCGAGAAAGACAGCCGCCTCAACGAGGCGGAGATCGAAACAGTCATCAAATATCTGTTCCAGGAAATCGAATATGAACATGCAGCCTAATTCCATCATCGTTGACAATTTCGCTGGGGGAGGGGGAGCCTCCACTGGTATGGAAATGGCCCTCGGCTTCGGCCCAGACTACGCCATCAACCACGATGACATAGCTCTAGGGATGCACGCCGCGAACCATCCAGGCTGTACCCACATGATCAACGACGTCTGGGAGGTAGATCCTTTCCAGGTTTCAGCCGGCCGGCCAGTCTCTCTGGCTTGGTTCTCGCCCGACTGCCGCCATCACTCCAAGGCCAAAGGGGGGAAACCTGTCTCGGACAGCGTCCGCGACCTGGCTTGGGTTGCTGTGAAGTGGGCGAAGATGGTTCGCCCTCGGGTCATCATGTTGGAAAACGTCGAGGAGTTCCAGCTCTGGGGGCCTCTCACGGACGAGGGTAAGCCCTGCCGGGCTCAGGCGGGGGATACCTTTTCGCAGTTCGTTCAAGCTCTGAAGAACCTTGGTTACGACGTCGAGTGGAAGGAACTCAGAGCATCGGATTATGGGGTTCCCACCATCCGGAAGCGTCTCTTCCTGATTGCCCGGTGTGACGGAAGGCCGATCGTGTGGCCTGCCCCAACCCACGCGGACCCGAAGCTGAACACCGGTCTGGCTCCCTGGAAGACTGCGGCCGAGATCATCGACTGGAGCGTTCCAGTTCCATCGATCTTTGACACCTCCCAGGAGATCAAGGAGAAGTTCGGTCTCCAGACCAAGCGGCCCCTCGCAGAGAATACTCTGAAACGGATCGCCAAAGGGGTTCAGAAATTCGTTGTGGAGGATGAGGATCCGTTCTTCATCTCCTATGGTCAGCATGGGGGTCGGTCTCGCTCTGCGTTCGAACCGATGCACACCATCACCGCCAGTCGGAAAGATCAGAACCAGTTGGTTGTGCCGACCTTCACCAAGGTCGCCGCTTTTCTGGCCCAGCACAACACCGGGGTGATCGGCCGGCCGGCGAACGTTCCTCTGTCGACACTGACCACCCGGGGAACCCAGCAGAACCTCGTGGCGGCTCATCTGATGAGCATGCACGGCAGCTCTCGTCGGGCTCGGGATGCTCGGACCCCATTGGCCACTATCACCGCTGGTGGAGGCCACGCAGCCCTCGTCTCCGCCTTCATGGTCAAATACTATGGGACAGCAGTCGGTCAGACGATCGACGAGCCTCTCCACAGCCTGACCACAAAGGGCCGCTTCGGTCTGGTGACCTGCCAGATCCAAGGGGAGGAATACGCGATTGTGGATATCGGTATGCGAATGCTGACCCCACGCGAACAGTTTCGGGCTCAAGGGTTCCCCGACAGCTACGAAATCGAGACGACCGCGGATGGTCGTCCGATCCCGAAAACACATCAGACCCACAAATGTGGAAACAGCGTCTGCCCCCCGGTGGTCGCTGCTCTGATCAACGCAAATCTCACCATGAAGGAACAGGTATGTCTTACGGCAGCGTGAATATCCCCCTCCACCTCGGCCAGAATCCGACCACTGGGGACGCAATGGACCGACTGGTCCTGACATCGGAGATGGCCACCATGAACCCCCCCGGGTTCCGGACGGCTTCCGAGAAGAAGAACCGGAAACGGATCAAGACTCGGGCCGAGAAACTCGCGGAGATGGTTCAGTGAGCCCTCCGAATGAAACTGAAAGACGGGTCGCAGCGGCCTGGTCCCAACTGAGATTTTTACAACAGAAGGAAGACCTGAATGGAAGATGACACCTACCGCGTGACCGCCTCGGAACTGCGGGCCTTCATCGAACGCATCGAGCGTCTGGAAGCCGAAAAGAAGGACATCGCCGACCAGATCAAAGAGGTTTTCGCCGAGTCCAAAGGCCGCGGCTATGACACCAAGGTGATGCGCAAGATCATCGGTCTGCGCAAGCGTGAACCCGACGACATCGCCGAGGAAGAAGCCATTGCGGAGATGTACCGCGAAGCTCTGGGGATGCTCTGATGAAGAACGGTTTCCTCTGGGGAGTGATCCTGATGATCACGATCCTCGCCGGCTGGGTCACCCATATCCTCTGGGCGATCAGCACCCTTACTAGCAGCATTCCCGCCACCGGGGGGCAGATTGCCTTCTCTGTGATCGGAGCACTGGCTGCTCCTGTTGGAACCATCCATGGTTTCCTCCTCTGGTTCGGCTTCGGCCTCTAACGAAAGAACACTCCTATGCAACTGATGAAGAAGAAAATCCCGAGCACCGTCAACGAAGTGATGGGTGTTTTCCACAAGACGATCGCCGATCTGGGGAAGGTCGCCGATCAACACGAAGCCACCTCTGAGGAACTGGGGGCTGAACGTGAACAGATCGATCAACAGATCCTGGCCGCGAACCAGGAGGCCCGTCGGGCTCGAAAGGTGAAAGCACAGCTTGAAGCGGTGGTCACCGGGTGATTATTGGTGCGAGGCCCTGACGGGCCTCCATCCAATAGTCACCTGAGGGATCTCATGGACATTAGCAGTCAGATTTATCACCAGATTTGTTTCTGGAAAGAACAGGATTTCAATCTTGGAGAAGGTGATCTGAGAATTCTCATCTCTCCAGAGGATCTTCGTTCTCTGGAGAACGAGTTGGAAACCAAGTTTGAAGTCGAGGTGATCGGTTTGAACGAATTCCATGGTGTCGAGATCCTTCAGGTTGAGGAATTCACCCAACCCATGGTAGTTCAGATCCCCCATATTTGATTTCCGGAAGTCAAGTTTGCATGACCACTTGCCTTGCTATAGACAATGGTCATGCAAAACTGGAAAAAAGCCGAGAAAGACTTCGAGGGTCACTTCGAGCAATACGGGAAGGGCGCCTACGTCCACCGTATGAGTGATACCGCTATGGCCAAAGCCGTGGCTGGTAAGAAAGCTTTCATCGCAGCTCAACCGTGTGATTACCTGGTCACTGTCGAGGAGAAGACTTTCTACGCAGAAGTGAAGTCTTCTCAAGACGAGACCAGTTTCCACTTCAGCAATATCCAGAAGGGGCAGATCAACGCCTCCCGCCGGGTCGTAGCCGCGGGGGGTATCTACCTCTTCTTCATCAAATCAGAAGTTTTGGAGCAGTGGTTCTGCGTTCCTGCAGTGATCATTCACACAACCCTTCGTGCAAAGAAATCAATGACTTGGAACGAACTGGAGCCTTACAAATATGATCTTTGACCAAATTATGGTGGACCTGGAGACCACAGGAACGAACCCGAACCACAACGCGATGGTGCAGTTGTCTGCTGTCCGGTTCAACCGTGAAACCCGTGAGGTGGACATGAACATGTTCGACCAGTGCCTGGCGATCCCGGCCAATCGCTACTGGTCGGAGGACACCCGCGACTGGTGGGCCACTCAGGACCAGTCGATCATCGACAAGATCTGGAGCCGGATGCGGGATCCCCGAGAGGTTCTCCAGGAGTTCCGTGGTTGGGCGATGCGCGATCTGGAAGGGGCCTCCCCCATTCTGTGGGCGAAGCCAATCCATTTTGAGTACCCCTTCCTGGAGAGCTACTTCGTCGAGTACGGCATCGCCAAGCCGTTCCACTACAGCAACTGCAAGGATCTCCGGACCTTCCTGGATGCTCGAGGTCTCCCGGATCTGGACCGGACGATGCCGAACGTCGGCAATGCTCACGACGCCATCCATGACGTCCTTCACCAAATCAGTGTCCTCTTCGAATGTCTGGAGCGTACAGATGTTGCCTGAACAAGTCGCGGTACTCGGCGACCCTCACCTCGGCCGCAAGTTCAAGACCGGCGTCCCCCTCCACCGGGTGGGGGAGCGCGAGGAGATGGTGTGGGCTCAGTTTGAGGACACCCTGAAGGGGAACTTCTCAGACGAGATTCATTTCCATGTCAACATGGGGGACCTCTTTGACAAATTCGTTGTCGCACCAGAAGTGGTCCTCAGAGCGGCGCAAATCTACCAGGAAGCCACAAGTCTTATTGAGGGTGTCATCTTTGTGATCCTGGAAGGGAACCATGATGTCTCAAAGGACTCGGCTCGAAAGTCTTCTTTCGATCTCTTTGCTCGACTGGTTGCACATGATCCGATGATCAAGGTTGTACGGAAGGAACCCTGGGCCTGTGGGGGGTTCGGGTTCGTTCCCTATCATCCCTTCCGTCCGACCGAGGAACTCGTCGCGGATCTACCAGATGGTCTGACTGCTGTCTTCGGTCATTGGGACATCCAGGATTGGGGTGGGACCAACGTGATCCCCACAAAGCTCCTGGCCGAGAAGCAGATCCCGCTGGCGGTCTCTGGCCATGACCACGTTGCTCGAAAGGAACGTCGTGACGGTGTGGACATCATCGTGACTGGTTCCATGCAGCCCTACACCCACGCCGAGGACAAGATCGGTGAGTGGTATGTGACCACCTCCCTCCCGATCGAGGAGGACATGACCAACAAGAACGTGCGGGTTCTCCTGAAGGAGGGGGAAACCCTCCCCACGGACCTCGAGTGTCTTTCCATTACTGCAAAGCGGGTGACGGACGAAGACGAGAAGGTCGAAGTCGACACCGCTGAATTCGAGAGCCTGGACCTGGGCCACATGTTGTTCACGGTCCTCCAGGATCTCTCGATCAAAGACGAACTCATGGAGGCCTTTCACAATGATCAGTAGGCTCTACCTCGACAACTGCTTCCGACACTTCGACCGGACCTTTACCTTCGACAAGGGTCTGACCGGCATCGTTGGCCCCAACGAGAGTGGGAAGTCTCTGATCGTGGAGATGATCCGCTACGCCCTGTTTGGCTCGGCTGCTCTCCGCGGTAAGGCCGAGGACTACAAAGGACTCCACGTCGAGTTGGACTTCACCATAGCTGGTGAGAACTTCACGGTCGTGCGGAAGGGAGTGAAGGTTACTCTTGAGGGGGATCGTCAAGCCTCTGGGACCAAGCCCGTTAACGAGGCCATCAGGTCTATCCTTGGGTATGACCTCACGGTCTTCGACGTGGCCAATGCCTGCAACCAGGGGAACATCGAAGCCCTGTCGGATATGCAGCCGGCCGCACGGAAGACCATGGTGGACCGGACGATCGGGCTGGATCAGTTGGATGGTCTCATCAAACTGTGTGGCTCTGAGGGGAACACCCTAAAGCGAGAGGCAGATGCCATCAGGTCCACCCTGGTGGAACCAGTCCAGCCGGTCACACCCGAAGGCTATCGTCCCTCCTCCGAGATCATCATCCCTCTCGATGCCCAACGCGAGTTCCATGAACTGAGCGGCTGGCTCAAGCAGATCCCGAGGGAGCCTGTCCACCCTGGCGATGCTCCCGTCCTGGAGACCTCAGACGAGCTGCGGACCTATCAGGAGAACCGGAGAACGACCGAGAGGTCCATCCGGTACCTGGAGGAAGAGGTCCGCTCCCTGGAGCCAGAGGTTTACACCGAGGAGCAGCTGACCCTTGCAGAGGAGCAGCATGAAGCAGCTGACCGGTGGCGTCAGTTCGAACGTCTCATGGCCCAGGGTCATATCTGTTGCCCGGAGTGTGATCACTCTTGGCCAGTGGCAGACCTCACTGGCTTTGAGGATGTTGTGGCTGTCTCTCCCCCCGACCTCTCGAAGGTGGACATCACCAAGCATCGGGCTCGGATCGGGAACAACCAGAGGATCTCTGATCTACACGGCCGGCTGGTCGGCCTCAACGTTCCTGATGACCGCGCCAATGATCTTGGCCGACGTCAGGCTTGGGAAGCGGACGTTGAGATCTACAGCCGCCAGCAGCATGCCTTTGACCGGTACAATCAGGAGCTGCCCCAGAAGAAAGCTCGTCACGAGGAACTCCTCGGGATCGAGCAGCAGGTGCAGGAGCTGCAGGCCGAGTTGGAGATCTCCCGGCAATTCGAAAGGGACCAGAAGCAGTACAACGACACCGTGGTTCTTTACGAGCAGAACCAGGAGGTGGTCGCGGAACTGACCGTCAAGTCTGATGAGTATCTCCGGGCCCGGGAGCTGATCCAGGCTCTCAAGGTCAGTGTGAAATCTCACCTTCTACCCTCGCTGAACAAAGTTGCCTCGGTTCTGTTGAGCCAGATGACTGGTGGGGAACGGTACCTCGTTGAAGTCGACGAGGACTTTGAGATCACCATCGACGGCCAGTCGATCAAGACCTTGTCGGGGAGTGGAAAGGCTGTTGCCAACCTCGCGATCCGAATTGCCCTTGGGCAGATCCTTACGAACAAGGTCTTCTCCGTCTTCCTTGCAGATGAGGTGGACGCCGCCATGGACGACGAAAGGGCAGGGCACACCGCTGAAGCCTTGAGTCGTCTCACCGAAATCGTCGGCCAGGTCTTTCTGGTGACCCACAAATCCCCTGAAACCGATCAACAATTCGAGCTGAAAAAATCATGAAAAAAGACCTCAACCACCTTCTGACTCGGACTCGGAACCCCTTCGAGATCAGTCGGGTACTGGGATGCAAGATCTCTGATGTCCGTCAAAAAATGCGGGAGGCCCCTTCTGACCTCGCCGGGTGGGGGCGACCCAATCTGCAGCCCCATATCATCTCCCGGCGGCGGGTATCCGCATCCTCCTGGCCGGCTGAGGATCTCCCCACGATCCTGGAACACCGTCGGCTGCATGACCAAGGTCGTGTCACGATGTGTCAGGGACGGGATGGGGAGTGGGTCATCCAGTACGCTGTCATCATGCAACGGCCGATCCGCCGCAACGTCTATTTTCACGGAGTGTGATCAATGATTATCGGTATCACCGGCGCCAAGGGCTCCGGCAAGGACACAATGGCTGAGGCTCTTGGGTTCACCAACCTCAAGTTCGCTGGCCCTCTCAAGGAAATGCTGCGGACACTCTACCGCTGTGCGGGGGTCGACGAAGAGACCATCGAACGGAAGATCGAGGGCGACCTCAAGGAAGTCCCTTGTGACATCCTCTGCGGCAAGACCCCTCGCTTCGCCATGCAGACCCTCGGGACCGAGTGGCGAGACATGATCGATCGGCGCCTCTGGACCAACCTTTGGCAGACAGCTGTGGGGAATACAGTTGGTCCGATCGTCTGTACCGACGTCCGGTTTCACCACGAGGTGGAGGCTCTCCGGGATATGGGGGGGCATCTGGTTCGGGTCGAGCGTCCGCAGAATGACCATGGGGACACCCATCAGTCCGAAACCGAAATGTTGTCCATTCAGGTCGACACCACCTTCAACAACATCGGGTCCGTCCGACAGCTCCAGGACAAGACCAGACAATACGTCAAGGAACTCTCCACATGACCATTACTGCCACCGTCCTCGAAGACAGCCTCTCCCCTGAGGGGATCCGTCTGACCACCTTCCAGCTGCGATACCCTCGGTTTATCCACTCGGAACTGATGACCCACCGGGTGTTCTCCCGCAACGCCTCCTCGAGCCGGGCGATCCCGATCATGAGGATGATCCGGAACACCGTCGCTGATATGGCGGAGCCCGTTGCATGGGGCCGGAACAAACCTGGGATGCAGGCCGGGAAGAACCTCACCGGCTTCCGCCGCTGGATTGCCCGGCGCCTGTGGCGCACCGCCGGCTGGACCGCGGCCGGTTTCGCCTACCTTCTCGCCAAGAGTGGTGTCCACAAACAGATCGCGAACCGCGTGATCGAACCGTGGAGCCACATCTCCGTCGTGGTGACCTCGACCGATTTCAGCAACTGGTTCAAGCTGCGGGATCACGAGGATGCCGATCCGACGATCAAAGCTCTGGCTCAAGCCATGAGGGTTGAATTCGATGAAAACAAGCCGAAAGACTTGATGCCCGGCGAGTGGCACCTGCCATATCTGTCGGAGGAGGAAAAGGCCTCGCTGCATACCGAACTGGCCAGGCAGGTCTCTGCTGCGCGCTGTGCTCGGGTCAGTTATCTGACGCACGACAACCAGACCCCGAGCCTGGAGGCTGACTACCGCCTATTCGAACAGCTGATGGGTGGTGAGATCCAACACGCCTCGCCGACCGAACACCAGGCCACTCCCGACAAGCTCTGGAGCCGGGGCCGGTGGGCCAAGCCTGAACTCCATGGGAACCTCCATGGCTGGCGCCAATTCAGAAAGGAGATCGAAGTATGAAAACCTCTCTCATCATCTTTGGTGTCACCACGATCCTCTACACTCTGGTGACAGTTCTCATGGTCTGGTTCGGGTTTGAGTATGACCGACTGGATTGGGTGGAATTCTCCCGAGAGTTCCACGCCTTTGGCTGGACCTTCAGCTACATCTCCCTCGCCATCCTTCTCCTCATCGACCTCATTCACTGGATCCTGAAAAAATGAACTACATCCAAGAAGCCATCAAGACCGAGAGCATGGATCTCTTCAAGGTCGAACGTCCTCGTCTTCTCCATGCAGCTCTCGGGGTCACCACAGAACTCCTGGAACTGATCAACGGTACCGACGATCTCAACCACAAGGAAGAGATCGGAGACGTCTACTGGTATCTGGCCATTGCCGCAGACGAGCTGGAGTGTACCTTCCAGGAACTGATGTCGATCGCCACCAAGAACCCCCAGGAAATCGAAGCAGATCCTGGACCTATCTTCGTCACCACGATCGGGGAACTGAACAATCTCGTGAAGCGGGCCTGCTTCTATGGTCTTCCTTTCGAGGATGTCGCCTTCGGCCGGCAGCTGGGTAACGTCCTGTTGATGCTCGAGAACGCTTGCCGAGACAAGAACGTCACCCCCGAGGAGGCCATGGAAGCGAACATCGCGAAGCTGCGCCGCCGTTATGGGGAGAAGTTCACAACGGAAGCGGCCGTGAACCGGGACATCGACGCTGAAATGGAGGCTGTGGCCAATGGTTGAAGCAGGTATGTACCGTGTGGATTACACGGTGAAATTTCATCGGCGGATCGAGGTTCTTCCGGAGGATCTGGAGGAAGCAGAGGGTGACCTCCCCGAGGCCCTCAAGAACGCTCTGGAAGACGAGGGTCTCGACAGTGACTGGGATGAGATGGAGTTGGTGACTATCAACGAGATCCAGGTAGGTGCAGAATGATTACGGGAGAAGACATCGATCGTTGCATCATCGACCAGTACGCCTCTGAGTTCAAAGACATGACTGTCGACGAGGCCAAGGACGCCCTCGAGTTCGCCGAACGGGACTTGGAAGAGGTGGCGGGTTGGGTTGATGCCCTCAACGCCTTCCTACGGGTTGAGGGGGCACAGGTATGACCTCAGAACAACGAGCGGAGTTAGAAGTCCGTATCGTCTCCTGGCGTAAGAGGGCAGAACCCGTTGGGCCACTTCATGCTTTGTGGGACTACATCTTTGAGGCTGAGGACCTTCTTCGGGGTTCTCCGACCCACTATGGGCTGGAAGAGTTTCTTACTCTGACAGAGGAGGTGTAGCCATGAAGGTCTATGGGGTCACGATCACCGAAGAACAGATCGAAGAAGCCTGGGAGGCGGTAGGTCATAGACATCCGAGAGGGTTCCGATACTCCAACCTCCGCCATGAGCTGATCAGAGCAGGAGTACCCTCTGGTGCAGTCTCGGGTCGGTGTGCCGACCGACTGCTCCAGATTGCCAGAAAGCACGGGAGCATTCGATACGAGCGGGGGTACTGGCTCTGGCAGTGATTTCTGGAAGTCAAGGATGACCTTTGACTTGAAAGCTGATAGTCCTGAAAGCCCTGCGATTTGGTCGTAGGGCTTTCATCTTCCACCATCGGAGACATACATGCTGTTCCAAGAGCAGGTTTCACGGAAACCCAATCTCTACCCTTGGACACAGGATTTCATCGACGCTATCTGGGCCAGTCACTGGACCCCAAATGAGTTCAACTTCCGCAGCGACTACGCTCAGTTCCACAGTGAACTGACCGAAGAACAGCGCGGAGTTGTGGTCAGGACGCTTTCTGCCATTGGGCAGATCGAGATTGCAGTGAAGAAATTCTGGGCCAATCTCGGGGATAACCTACCCCATCCAGGGCTCACCGACTTGGGCTTCGTCATGGCCCAGAACGAGGTCATCCACAATCAAGCCTACGAAAAGCTCCTCGACGTCTTGGGCTTGAACGACGTCTTCGAAGAGAACCTGAAGCAGGATGTGGTCGCCGGCCGGGTGATCTATCTGAAGAAATACCTCGATCGAGCCTATGAAGACGATCGCAAGCAGTACATCTACGCCATCACTCTCTTCACTCTCTTCGTCGAGAACGTGAGCCTGTTCAGCCAGTTCCTGATCATCATGCACTTCAACCGGTTTGGCAATGTCCTGAAGGACACCGCACAGCAGGTCGAATACACCCGAAACGAAGAGCAGCTGCATGCCCAGGTGGGCATCAAAATCATCCAGACCCTGCGGGAGGAATACCCAGAGCTCTTCGATGAGGAGCTGAAACACCGTATCGTCGAGGAGACAATCTCGGCGTACCACGCGGAGTGTCGGGTCATCGGTTGGATCATGCAGGGCTATGAGGCCCCAGGTCTCTCCGCCGAGATCCTCAAATCCTACATCGCTGACCGGATCGACAAGTCACTCGACCAGATTGGCTTCAACGATATCGGTCTGGGTTGTGCTCTTCCGGAACACCTCCAGCAAACTCGTTGGATGGACGAAGAAGCCACCGGCTCTTCGATCACCGACTTCTTCCAGAAACGCCCTGTCGACTATGGCAAGGGAACCCAAACCTTTGATGCAGGAGAGCTGTTTTGAAACGAGAACCCTTTGCATGGGCCAATGACGCCACCAGAACCTTCATGTCCCGAGGGTACCTCCTCCCTGGTGAGACAGTCGAGGAGCGCTGCCGCGCCATCGCTGACAACGCTGAGGCCATCCTTGGTCTCCCCCACTACGGGGACCGTCTCTACGACTACCTCTCCCGCGGCTGGTTCAGTCTCTCCTCCCCTGTCTGGTCCAACTTCGGCCGAGCGGGTCTGCCAATCAGTTGCAACAACAGCTACATCCCCGATGACATCGCGGGCATGATGACCAAGGTTGCCGAGGTCGGTATGATGACCAAGCATGGCGCCGGCACCTCGGGCTACTTCGGGGACATTCGTCCTCGGGGGTCCAAGATCCGCTCTGGTGGAACCGCCGACGGCCCGGTTCATTTCATGAACCTGTTCGAGACCCAGATCGATATCATCAGCCAGGGGAACGTTCGCCGAGGAAACTTCGCCGCCTACCTCCCGGTTGACCATATGGACATCAAGGAGTTCCTGGAGTGTCGGGAGGAGGGGGCTTCGATCCAGAAGCTGTCTCTGGGGGTCACGGTCAAGGATGACTGGATGAAGTCCATGATCGCTGGTGACAGCCAGAAGCGCGACATCTGGGCACGGTTGATCCGCAAACGGTACGAGACCGGTTTCCCCTATGTTGTCTTCGACGACACCGTGAACGACAAAGCTCCCGATGTCTATCGTGATCTTGGCATGCGGATCAACGGCTCGAACCTCTGCAGCGAAATCGCTCTCGCATCGGGGATGGATGAGAGCTATGTCTGCGACCTCGGGTCGATGAACCTGCTCTATTACGACGAGTGGAAAGACACGGATGCGGTCGAGGTCCATATCTTCCTGTTGGACGCGATCATGTCGGAGTACATCGGGAAGACGGCCGGGGTGCCTCACATGGAGGCGGCACATCGCTTCGCGGTGAACCAGCGGGCTCTGGGTCTCGGTACCCTCGGTTATCATTCGGCGCTGCAGTCGAAGATGATCGCGTTCGAGAGCATGGAAGCCAAGATGCTCAATGTCGAAATGCACCGCACGATCTTTGAACAGGCGATGCAAGCGTCGGAGCTCCTCGCAGAGCTCTATGGTGAACCGCCGCTGCTCGAGGGCTACGGGCGCCGGAACGTCACCGTCTGTGCCATTGCCCCCACGACGTCGTCTTCGTTCATCCTGGGCCAGGTGTCGCCCTCGATCGAGCCCCTCCTGGACAACTACCACACGAAGAACCTGGCCAAAGGGAAGTTCACGTACAAGAACCCGTACCTGGAGCGGGTCCTCCAATCCATCGCGGAAGTCGAGATCGGTTATTCCACCCCCGTGGAGGATCAGCCTGAAGGTGAGCGGATCTGGCTCGAGAACGTCTGGCAGTCCATCCTTGAACACGGTGGCTCGGTTCAGCATCTCCCGTTCCTTTCGGAGCACGAGAAGAACGTCTTCAAGACCTTCGGGGAGATCTCTCAGCTCGAGATCATCCAGCAAGCCGCCGGCCGACAGAAGTGGCTTGATCAGATGCAGTCGATCAACCTGATGATCCACCCGAAGACCCCGGTGAAGCAGGTCAACGAGCTGATGATCGAGGCATGGAAACTGGGGGTGAAGAGCCTCTACTACCAACGCTCCACGAACCCGGCCCAGGAACTGGTCCGGAACATCCTCACCTGCTCCAGCTGCGAGGCCTGACATGTTTGAAAAATACCAAGTGATCCTCGCAGATGATGAGGATGAATGGGAGGATAGTCTTATTTGGGAAGGACTCGACCATGACTATGCTGCACAATTAGCAGCAGATTGGTTTTGGTATCATTGTGATGGATGGGAGTGGATGCAGAAGGGGGCCGAGTTTCTGGTTCGAGCCGTCGATGACACAGCGGATGTTCGTAAGATCCACGTCAGTGTCGACTTCGAGCCAGTCTTCTACGCCACCGAGGTACCAGAATGAGGGTCATCAAGTTCGGCGCTGAATGGTGCAGTCCCTGCAAGGCTCTCGATGCAGAGCTGGAGAAGTGTACCGAGGATTTTGAGCTGGTGCGATGTGACGTCGAAGAGGACATAGGCGCCGTTCGACTGAACGGGATCCAGAGCCTCCCAACGCTGCTCTTCATCCGGGATGGTCAAGAGGTTGCGAGGCTCACGGGACGACAGTCGGCGAGGAAGATCGACTCAACGATACAGAAAGTCTCGTAGACTCACGAACCAGGAAAGGGGCTCCACATCGGAGCCCCTTTTCCAATAGGTGAAGTGAGAGTTTCCGCAGTGGGTGACACCTACCACAGCGACGAACAGAGCCCAGAACCTTGATGTTCTACGTCCTCGAAACGCTCGACTGCAGAGGCTCTCATGGATATTCTCTCTCGAGAACACACGACAGATCCTGAGGGATGGGCTCATCAATGGGTGGTTCCTCCCCCGTAGTGGGTGGGAGCCTTATCCATGCTCTCTGGTGGATCTTCATGCCAGACGTCGATGTCCACCCCTGGCAGATCCAGATACCGCTCCAGAAGGGCCTCCGAGGTATAGAAGTGGGGAGCGATGTCGATGAAGGCATGATAGGCGACGTGGGGAACACCTAGTCGGTTGTAGGTGATAGACATCCGGACGTAGACCGGGGTGTCCTGATACTCATCAAACAGCTCAAGTTGTTCCACGCAACTTTCCTCTGATCCATTGGCCCATCTGGTGGGGGGTGGGGGTGTACAGCAGCAGCAGAGTCCAGGCCAGGAAGGCCACAATCCAAATCGGCTTCGGGCTCTGGTTGACCACAAGCTGCCCGATCGACTCAGCCTTGACCTCGTTCTGTTCCACTACCTCAGCTTCGATGATCTCAGTCGAACCCAAGGTCTGCACGTTCGTTCGGCCGGCCTGGACATTGGCTGCAACGTTGGGGCCCCCACCTGTAAGCAGGCTCAAGGGGTTGGCCCCACAGCCGGTCAAGAGCAGACACAGGAGGAGGAGGACACGGGTCATTCGAGGGGTGCCTCATTCGAGGGCGTCTGTTGGTGGCGGAACAACCGGCTGTCGATCATCTTCTGCAAGCCGTGGGAGGTCGCCCAAATGGTCAGCACCGCGGGGCACAGTATCATCAGAAGCCCACTCGAGACACCCATCTCCCGTCCGAACAGTTCTCCCACAACCACAGCTGCAACGGGAAGGACAACGAGAACGATGGTGAGAAACCAGGCTCCCTCGCGTGAACCCGTTTTTCCCCCGATCACATATTCCCGGAACAGGCGCATCATGGTTCAGGCCTCGTTTCTCGAAATGACAGCTCCATCCGAAGACAGGACCGGGATCGGCTTCGCCCTCGACAAGGGGTAGGAGGAAGGCCAGCGGGTCCCGCTTGGCATCAACCGCTCGGCATCGATCCAGACGTCGTTCACCATGTTGGACTGGTTTCCACCACGGATACGGAACAGCGTCCCGGTCTCGTTCTTCCCAACCAGGAAGGCCACATGGCCACCGGATCCCCGTTTGAAGGACACCACGGCGCCATAGACCTCCCCAGACAGGACCCCGAACTCTGCCCAGTTGCGGGCCCAGTAGGGGTTCTCCTGGAGCACAGCCGGCAGTACCTCGTTGGGGAGGCCTCGCTTCACCGCAGTCTCGACAGCATCACCACACCAAGGAAGTTGGGAGGGATCCCCCAAAGTGCTCCCGTCAGAGCGTAGCCAGCGGGACAGCACTTGGTTGTCTCGCGTCTCATGCAGACCCAGGACCTTGTTGATCTCTGCCATCCACGGCAGCACAACCGCCCGCTTCAGGGCCCGACGAGTGATCGGGCCGACATACGCTCGAGCCTGAAGCCCCACCGAGGTTTTGAAAGCGATGATCGCCGCCCGAGTGTTCGGACCTTCGACCCCGTCCAACGTATCGTGATAGAACCCGAGTTCTTTCAAGCGGGTTTGGATCTCCAGAGTGGTCATAGTTTCACCGTGTTTCGGGTTGCCTCACTGATGCGATCGAACCCGATCGCCATCATGAGGGAATGGGAGTTGTATCCGCCGGAGGCATGCTGGTCGCGGACGGTTAGAGCTGGCATCTGCATCCAGTAGATGCCGGGGAATTCATCGGTCTTGATGTGATGGAGGTGACCCGTCATCACGATCCGGTAGCGGGTCCTGCCCCACACCTCAGGGAACTCGGCCGCGCAGAACATCGCCAGATCCTTGGGAGTCCGCTTGTCTCCATGATGGATGAAGACCGCGACTTCCCCATGTTCCACAACCGAGAACTCCGCCAGGCGGAAGTTGATCCGCACCCGATTGTGATCCCGATACCGCTCCCGGAGACCAATCAGTATGGTCTCCCAGTTCTGAGGGTCATGGTTCCCGGGGACCGAGTAATACTCGACGAAAGTGTGCTTGGTCAGCGCCATCTCGATGCAGGCTGCAATGACCTCGATCGCTTCCAGGACTGTGATGATGTTGCGGCCGTCGACGTCCAGCACATGACCTGACTTCCGGGTCTGGTTCTTGTCATCCGTCTGGTGTGTGAAATCCCCCCCGTTGATGATCACCGCACGGTAGGCATCTGGAGCCCCGTTCATCACGCTACTCATCGCCGTCTTGATCCGATGAGCTCCCTTCTCCAGATCCATTTCCTCACCGGAGACAGCCGCGTGAGCCCTCATCCCAAGGTGAGCATCGAACAGCGGGTAGACCACCATCATCTCGACAAGGGTGTGCTGGGGGCTTTCGATTGGAGGTGCTGTGGGGATCTCCTGAAAGGCTTCAGTCACCCTCTCGAGAAAATCGACCTCCTCAGCCTTCTTCGGCCGCAGCTTCATGGAGTACCGCTGGTCTTTGATCCAGAGATCATCTGGAACCATCTCAGTCCCGAAGTGTTTCATCGCTTCCAGAACAGCGATGTCATCTCCAGCGGGGAGGTGTTTGAGTGCCCTGTCATAGAGATCCCGGGCTGTGCGCCTGGAGCAACCACAGCGAGAGGCAACTTCATCCCAGGTGATACCCTCTAGACGGGCTGTGTAGACCGCCCTCTGTTTTGCGGTCATACCCATCAGCGGTCCCCTTCGATCCGTTCTAAACGTGCATCGATACGTGATAGGAGGGAAAGGATGCTCCCGAACCGTTCATCCGCCCGGGCTTGCTCTGTCTCGACGACCCTCATGCGGGCATCGAAACCATCGATATCATCCTGGATGCTGGTGATGTCGGTTCCTAGGGCTTGCAGAGCCTGGGTGTTCCCTTGGCTCCGCATGTCCATGGTGATCCAGCCGACGGTAAGCCCGATGATCATGACCCCAATCTGGATGACATTACCAACGCTGATACTTCGTAAAAAGATTGGGGATTTTTCAGCCATAGAAGTTGGGCTCCACTACAGGTATAGTTTTGACCAACTTATCGGAGGATAGTAAACCAGTGTGGTTTACTTACGGCGACTCGGGATTTTGTTCAGGGTCACTTTCCGTTTCATTTCGCAGGCGATTTTCAAGCTCCATGACACGCTCCCGAAGTCGATGAACTTCCTGTTGTGTTTGAGCAATAAGCTGGCGCTGCGTTTCGATCTCCAGATCCTTTGTACCAAGGAGGAACTTGGCAGTGGCAAACTGATGATTGATATCTTGGGACATTGAGGGATCCTATGAGGCGATGATTAATGGAGTGTCGTGGGTGTATCGACTGGCAAAAGTTCCGGAGGTGAACCCGGCATCCTGGATCCGGGACAACCGGAGTGTGGTGTTGTTGATCTGTCTCAGCAGAACCCGAGCCGTTTCCCCGTTGTCCTCCCATTGACCATGGAACCAGTGGGGGCAGCAGATTTTTGCGTTGGGAGTCGAGTGAGTTAGCGTGATGTCATGCACTGTATCGTTGGTCAGGATGTCAAGAAACACACTCGCGGCGATGTACTTGTGCTCCTTGATCTGAGGGTATTTGAACCTACTGTCAAAAGTCAGATCACCGGCCTCGTTGAAGACCTGCATGCCGTAGTTACCTGAAGTGGCGACCCCGTAGTCTGTCGAGCAGATCATCGCGTTCACCGGTGAGGCCCCATCGATAGTAGCCATATGGAAAAATCCTCCAGCGGTGTATTCCGGAAGAGTGTTGTTGACATGGCTCATCTCGTAGATCCCTCCCGAGGGGATCTCTACAAAACACAGATCTCCTGAAGAGAAATAGGGCCCTGGAACTTTGCTGCTAGTTCCATCCCCAGGGTCATTGAAAACCCCATCGAAAATATAGTGGTCATAGGTCGAAGAGGACATCGCACTGGTGTCCCATCGAAACCAGGAGTTCCAACCGTTTAAGGGGTCTGCCGCTGACCTACTCGGTATTGGTCGGAAAGTCGTGGTCCCGATATTGGAATACACCGCAGTCGTCAATTCCTCCTTGATATAGAGAAGCGGCCCAAAGAAGATGTCCTCCCCAGCAGCATTTTTTACTTCAATTCCATAGGACATTAGGCGTATCTCACAAGGTAGATAATAAAAGGGGACGCCCCGGAGTTCAGGGTATTGACATCGGTTGCAGCCGTGACCGTCAGGATCTTGGTGGTGTTGTTCCAGTCAACCGTTGGTAGGACTGTCATATCCAAATCGACTCTGGCCCCCACCGTACTATCAGCAACATTGTTAAAACTTGGAAAACCACTATGCTTATGCAACCCGAAAGATACCGCGAGGAACCCCTTGGTGTCATCGAAATCCGGCACTGAACGAGTGCCGGAGAAATCGTATGGGAACAGTTCCCAGAAGATCAGCCGGGGAGGGCTGGAGTCCTGATCCAGGGCCACGGACCCGTCCGCGTTGAGTATCTCGAAACCCATGCTCATGCTGTCAAATCCCCAATACGGACCCGCATCTGGTTCGAAGCATCGAACACCTTGATAACATCGTCGCTGATGACAACCCGCTCCCCTGTGGCCGCGGTCTGAAATGTCCCAAGTGTGGCGGTGATCGCAGATAGTTCAGTGACGTTCATTTTGTCGGCTGTCACCGAGTTGATAAACAGACGACCGCCGTCGAAATAGGAACTGTCCGGAGGACTGTAGGGTGTCGGCTCCGTTGCATCCGTATGAGTTTCCGCGAACATCGGCTCCGCAATGAACATCCAACTGTTTCCACCCGAAGACGTCCCATATTTCTTCAGGGAAAGCTTCGCATATGACGCCCCAACGGGAACCGTGCCGGTCACGTGCAGAAGTACCCAGGAATGAGGATCATTATTCGATCCTGCATCTCCTACGTTATAGGTACCGTTTGCTGAACCAACCCATACATTACTCTCGTCGTAATACGACATGACGATCTGGCAGGAGCATCTGTGTGCAGAAACCCGTGCAGACCACGAATATCTCTTCCCTTCGGTGACCGGGATTCCGATAGCCTGAGTACCGATGTCATCTATCACAGGTGCATATTGTACCTGGCGAAAGCCATCGGTTTCCGTCCCAGGCTGAAAGACCGCAAGAGTGTTGTCGATCAGGCCGGCCCAGGTCTCCCCTGGTTCCCGAACAGACAATGAGCTGTTAGATCCCGCACCACCAGAACCCCAAGAGTTCCAATTTGCCAGACCATTCATGAACCTTGAGTCCTGGATCATGTTGTTCTGGAGACCAACCGTAAGTCGGTTCGTGGAAAGCGTGCCCTGTGCGATCACATCGCCGAGCAGTTCCAGCGTGGCACCGCCGGATCCATCGGGGTCAGCCCAACTTGTCGCCTTGAAGCCGGAGACAGCCCCTCCGGTGACCTGTGCGGTCACACCCGTAAAGGCCGAAGCGAATCCATCGACGTCAGCTTTGGTCTGGCTCCACTCTGTGACCTTTGCACTGTTTCCGCTGGCGTTGACTTCCATCTCGCCGAGGAAGGTAGCTATAGCCGTTCCGGTGAGTTCACTGATATCCAACGCCTCAATCGAAGAAATACGACCGGATAGCTCAGTTGTTTCAGTAATATCCTCGACCCGGAAATCTGTCAGATAAGATACATCCGTAGCACCCTGGACCGCCTGGAAAAGTATGTTGGTCGCTTTCTCGTTTGGATTATTCGTAAGGGTAAAATCACGCTCAAACGTTTCCCAAACATCCGCTGTTGCAGACAGCGTTACGGTCTGCATCCGCAGGTAGGAATTTGTATCAATCGTAGCCCAACGAATGCCGACTTTGTAGGTCGTGCCTGCTACCCTCCGCGTGCCAGAAAATCTCAGAGTCCGCCCTTTTAGAGCCGTCTGCAATTCCCCTGTCAGCAAATAACGAGCGTAACCGGTTCCGGTGATCTCCAACGACATATCCGCGTCAGGGACAGTGCTACTGTGATCATACGCCACAATGGATGTATTACCATCACCAGTCCAGTAATCCGCCCAGTCGTCTGCGAAAATACCATCCACAATAAGGTTTCCGCTGGCGTAGGACTGAGCTTCCCTAGCTAGGGACGCCGCAAGAACAGACGAGGCCAGCGCAGAGGCTGCTGCTCCATCGGCATCGTCACGATAAGAGACTGCCAAGTCACGAGCGGCCTCGGCTGCGCCCTGAGCACCTACTGCTGCAATACGAGATACGTCTGCGGCATTTGCAAAGTTACCGGCATCACTGGACGCGGCGGATGCCGTGGACGCACTACTCGCAGACGCTGCCGCAGACGCCGCTGCAGCACCCTCAGAAATCAGGGCATCAACATAAGTCGTGATGTCGCGGACGATAAATTTTCCGATGGAAATCTGCCCATCCGACGAACCCCCGGCATTTTGTCGAATATGGAAATAGGCGTGCTGACCAGTCGGTGCATTGACTTTATACCGGTAATCCGGCGACCCGATCCCTGTCAAATCCCTGTAGGAAAACCACACCTTTTGAACCACCGGACCATCCGCGATCAAGGTGTAGCCGTCAGCAGTTTGCTGGTTGTTGATTTCAGACGATAGATCGCTGAGGAACACACTCGCACCAATCATCGTCCTGACGCCCGCAGGGTTTGTTCCTTGGTCGAACACCCGGAAATGAACCTCTACCTCGTAAACACGTTCCTGGTCCCAAGGGAGGGGGTCAGCGTGGCCGGTAGTGTTATTACCTCCTAAAAAGGGCCTTGCAGCATAGCCATATTCTGCGTCGTCCGTCACAAGCAGATAAGTGGAGGGGTATGCCGGCTTTCTCAACGAGGATTCAGCATATTGGGAACGGTTGGTCCACGCCTCCCTAGGCTCACGCGGAACAATGGGATGAAGGGCCGGGATGTAGTCCGTTACCGTATCAGCCGCCGATACAGCCAGAGTTTGAGCAGCAAGGGCACTGCTTGCATATCCATCGGCGTCGTCACGGTAGCTGACGGCAAGATCGCGCGCTGCCTCTGCAGCACCCTGCGCACCAACAGCCGCAAGACGGGAAACCTCTGCAGCATCAGCAGAATTCTCTGCATCATCTGCCGCGATGCTTGCCGTCGATGCACTGCTTGCGGAGGCCGTTGCCGAGTCGGCTGCATTTTCACTCTCGGTCACATCCTCAAACAGAATGTCACGAACCTGATAGACCTCACTTGCAGACGAAGAGGCACACCAGAAGAAGGCCCCAACCCATACGCTTGAGCCTACAGGATCGGGCAGCGTCATAATCTTGGTGATCGTTTCCCATGTGTTAAGAGCCGTGAATGTGAACGCCTCTATGCGGTCCGTGACCGTTGCGTAGGCCGCGTCCTGTGATCTAACCCAAGCCCGGATACTACCCAGAGTTCCTGCGGTCTGACGCACCTGAATGGTTACACGGTAGGATCGCCCGGCGACGGCGGGGTAAAGCCCACGAGCTCGAATGATCCGCGTAGAGGAGCCGCTTGCGGTAACCTCGGCAACTTTACGACCGTCTACAACCGGGAAGGTCGTGAAGCCGGTGATGACCCCTAGCGCGGCGGGATCACCATTTGCCCCGTTCCCCCAATAGTCACCCTCGTGCTCAAAGTCATGCGGGAACTGCTCGTATGTAAGCTGCGCCACCACCGACTGTGCCGCAGATGCAGAAGCGGCAGCGCCCAGAGCCGTGGTCTCGGACGACGCGGCGCTTGCCTCGGATGCCAATGCGTTCGCCTCGGCGGTCTCAGCAAGGGATTGTGCCGTTTGTGCGGCGGATGCGTAGGTGCCTGCATCATCCTCGGATGCCTGAGCCAGAGCCGCAGAGTTTGCGGCTGCTGCAGCCTGAACGGAGGCTTCTGCGCTCTCTGTGATATCCTCGAAAATGAAACGGGAAATCTCAATAGTGCCCGTCCCGGTCACAGCATCCTTGAGCGTGATACCGGGGCGCCAGAACGCAGGCATGGTGCCCGAAGTTGTCCACTCCTGCACATGATCAGTCCATGCGGTTGTCAGGGTGATCTGAGATAGCCACTGCGTTCCGATGGATGCGTAGGTGCCGTCCAGCTTGGCAATCGGAACGGACAGATGATAGGTGTCACTTGTGGAGATAGACCCAGTGTATCGCGCCCGAACCGTCACACGATAGGTTCGACCCACAACTGCCGAAACGACTCCCTCCGTCTTCAAAAACTCGTAGGTTCCTGTGGGGTTCACAACCTTGAGGACTCTGCCCTCTTGTGCATCATCCCCAAACTCCCACAAACCATTTAGACCCGAAACACCAGGATCAGGTGCACCGGCTACGACACTTCTGAAGAAGAAATCATCCCGCTGGAAATCAGACGGCAGCGCCTGTGCGGTCACCTCGGCTGCTACAGAGGCGGAGGAGGCCGCAGAGGCGGCAGAACCGGCTGCAGTGGTCTCAGAGGACGCGGCATTGCTTTCCGCCGTCTCTGCGGCCCCTCTGGCGGTCTCAGCCAGTAGACGGGCTGTTTCAGAAGCAGCTGCAGATGTCGAGGCATCATCAGCGAATGTCGAAGCTGTCGAAGCCGAAACGGCGGCGGCAGTGGCAGAGTCCCCGGCATCGCTTTCAGAAGCCGCAGCGGCAACTGCAGAAGAGGCCGCAGAAGAGGCCGCACCAGTCGCCGTGGTCTCAGAGGACGCGGCATTGCTCTCAGAGTTCGCAGCGGCATTTGCAGAACCAAGTGCAGCGATAGCATCAGCGGCCGCAGAGTCTTCCGACAGCCCGGCAGCGGCTGCAGCAGCCGTGGCCAGAGATTGCGCAAATTCAGCGGTTGCCTGGGCATCCTCGGCTGCATCTTGAGCAACCAGTGCGGCGTCAGCGGCTACCTGTGCAGCTGCGGCGTCAGCGGTTGCAGAAGCTCCAGCAGCCGCAATGGCATCCGTCACCGAACTGCTGAGATCTGGAATAGAAACCGGCGCCGGGTTCCCTGTGATGGAGGCGCTGCTGGCACTCTCCCGACCCCATACATCCACCTCCGTCAGCCAGTAGAGACTCTCACCACCGATCGGGACAAAACTGAACTGCCCTCCTTCGGTGAAGCCAACCCAGTTGGCTTGAGCAAACGACTGGCCCGGGAGGGCCGCGTAGATGTTGAAGTGATGAAAGTTAGGGTTAGTCGACAACGGTCCTCGGAGATTGACCGAACGAACTTCCGAAGCCACCGTCCATCCAGTCGGGGCTGAAGGTAGAGCAAACGTAGCAGTGACGGATGCCCCGGTACTGGAGTAGAGACCACTCTTGGTGAGTGTCTTCACATGGTAGGTTCGGGTCGCGCTCTGGAGATTTGCATCCGTAAACCGGTCAGACGTAGTCGCACCCAAGAAGGTCCCGGTGGCCCAATCGGCGCCATGGCGGATCTGGTATTCTGCAACCTCAACATCATCCAAGGGATCGAAGCTGATTTCAACGTTCTGACCTTGGATAGTGGCTGTCAGAGCAGAAACCACTCCAGGGGTCGTCACCCGACCTACCACCGTGTGTTCAACCACGTCGGAGAAGATCCCCTTCCGACCAAACGTGTTGATCCCTCGAACCTTCACCTCATAGATCCGGCCGGGGATTACGTTGCTGATATAGACTTCCGTCCCTACAGCCGAGGTGAACTGATAATCCTGTTCTTCCTTGATACGGTAGGCCACCTCGAATTCTCGAGCCATCGAGCGTGGATCACGAACCCACTTCACCAGAAGACGGTTGTTCTGTGTACCGTCGGCGTTCACGGTGATATGGGCATCCCCACTCTCGACCAGGCTCACCTCCGGTGGGAGCGGAAATTGATCATGCTCGAAGTCGTAGGTGACGGTCCCGGTTGAGACCATGTTGTCGATGTCACCATACTTGTTGACGTTGTGTTCAAGGGCAGTGATCTGGATCCGATCGTCGTCCCCGCTCCCCATCGGCTGGATGCGCAGAACCCTGAAGGGCTTAACCAATCCGATGTCAGTGGCGCTGAGGGTGAACTGAGCAAACTCAGGAGTATCGGCTGGCCAGGAACCAGCGGTGATGGTCAGCTCCTTGGTGTTCGCGACACTGGAGCGTACCGTCAACTGATGTACCCCGGAAGGGGTCTGCAGATCAAACGTCAGATCGGTGTTCACCGGGACCATAAGAGGATCCCGCAGGGTGATCGTGTTGAAGGCCCGGCTGCTGACGCGGCCGGAAAGTCCCCAGTTCATCTCTGGATCGGCGATCCCGATGAGTTGGAAGAGATCCAAGGAGATACCGGCACGGGTCGTCGTGAAGCTGACAGTCAGCTGTTCGGTATTTGCCTGGACCATTCGACGAAATGCCCGACGTTGCCCCTCGTGGGGGTCGATACACCCGATCGCGGTCATCGTCTCATTGAGACGTCCATTCTTGTCGATCAAAGCCTGATCAAAGACTCGACGGGCGTCCTCGTTCCAACCTAGGTTGGTGTTGATGAACTTGACCGTGATATCGTTGATGCGTTCAGTGACGTCTGTCCGTTGGTAGTTGAAGATACCATTCTCGACGCTCTCTTCACCGAAGATCTGCGAGATGGTCCCAGGTTTGTCCACCCGGAGAACCACATTACCGTTCCGGTCGGAGTCAATGATCCCACCAAAGGAACCAGCGACCAGGTGGATCTGGCTCAGGCCATTCCGCGCCGTGGTCATCAGGTCGTTGTACGTCCACCGCGGTTGGTAGCCACCACTCGGGATTGGTACCAGTTCGTCACACCATTTGGCGGCTTCATAGAAACTGAACCGGTCGGCTCCAATATCTGGGTCCGATGCCTTGAGTCCCGTCTCAGGGTTCATGATCATGTCGTAGACTGCCCAGACCGGGTTGTCCGTGTGAGCGATCTTGAACGTCCCGTCCCAGATCCCAGCGTAGTATCGGGTGATAGGGTCGTAGTTCGAAGGCACCTTGACCAAGAGGAGTCCGTAGACCCCAGAGAACTGGGGAATGCTGGAGAACCGATCACTGGCCTTCCCGATCCCTCTGACCAGGGCCAGGTTCGGGTACGACCGGTCTTCCTGGGTGGTACACTGGAAGCTCTCCCAGGAGAAATCGACAGTGTAATCCGGATTGCTGTCCTCTTGGATCTTGTTGACCCGGATCTCCCAATCGTTTTCGATCCGAGGGACGTTGATCACGAACTCCTTCGGGTAGTTGCTGGTCGTCTTGCCATAGAGCGTGATGGTTGGAGTGCTGGGGAAAATGTCATTCCAGGTGGTCTCACCAGCTTGGCGGTACTGAATTTCAAACTCAGCATTGTAGTTGGTTTGAGCTCCCCGGTCATCGTAGCCGGCGAGTTGGTGAAAGACGAGACGCACATCAATCTGATCGATCTGGTTGCGGAGGTTGGCAGGAGTGGTTCGAACAATCTGAACACCCTGGGCCATTTGAACACCGACTTGGATGTTCGATGAGGTGCCCCCAAGAGTGTTTTTTACCAGAGAGGGGTTGGACTCCCCATGGAAAACCTCGATCGAGAATGGATCAAAGAAGTTGTCACCATTCGGGCCAACCAGAGGGGTGTCGTCCAGATAAAAGGATCGTGGGCCTCGGGCCAGGCCAGCGATGGGCCCCTCAGCGATCCCGAGTGTGAACTCGACAACGTCATCAGAGATGAGGTTGTCTCGAATGGAGGAGGGACCGGAAGTCCCTCCAAAGAGTCCACCAGCACCAGCGACGATCTTCTTCGAATGTTGGGTCATTAATCAATCCAGGCTGAGGTTGGGACGTTTAAGGGGGATGCCACGTTGGAGGCGTAGACCGGGTTTACGACCGCAAGAGGTACTGTCGTTTTGTCGACCTCCGTGAAGAAGCTCTCGTTTGGACTCCCGGTGGTAACCTCCCCGACACCAAGCTCATGCCACAGGGCCACAACCGATCCGTTCAATCGAGACCCGAGTGAGTTCGTTGCCTTTAGACGGATGGAGGACAGTTCCAGGTTCCGACCAAGATCGACCTTGATCCACTCCATAGCCCCATCACCAGTCTGGGCGTAGGTCGTTGGATCCTGGTCGAGAATGTTCTCCCCTCCGTTGGAGGGATTGGGTTCAGAACTCATGGTCACCGACATCCCGGCGCCATAAATCACGGTCAGATCTGCTCCCTCAGTTTTTGAACCGGGGTCGAAACCAAAGACCTGAAGTTCGGAGAGCTGGAGGTTCACACCCTCTGCCCCTTGGATATAGACGTACCGGACCAAGGGGGTGCCTGGAGGGGTCAACTCGATCACCTCACCATCAGTGACTCCTGAAAGGGGAGAGAAGGTGTGAGCATAGAAATTCTGCGCGTTCGTGGAGATAGCCGTCACATAGTCCTGATCAGTACCATCTCGCAGAACAACCTGACTCACATCAGCTTGCCCTGAGGGGCCACTCGATACGTTGACCGCATCCACATCAAATGAGAGGTAGTGGCCCCCGATTTTGCGAGTCCCATACCCAAGGGGGATGGGTGTCCCGATCTTCACCGTGTTCTGTGTCGCCCCGAGATAGTTCGACGTTCGTTCGTCGTCTTCATCTGGCTTCGGGGCCAACATCTGCAGAATGCCTCCAAGAGCCATCAAACCCCCGGCGAGGAACAGCTGGGTCGATGAGATCCCGACGGATGCGAGAAAGGCGGGGTTCCAGATCCCAATCGCGATCAGAGCAACCCCGATCAGAACCTGCATGATCCCGTTTCGACCACCTCCACCCCCCGTTCGAGGGTGGACATGGATCTCTTCCATGGTGGTGTTGGCGTAGAGAGCCATTTCGCTCTCGACACCTAGGATCACAACCGGGTGGGGCTGTCCGTCTTCCGGCTGCAGCTCTGGGATCTGCTCGAGACTACGCATAGCCTCGGCGACTGTTGCCGCTTCGACCTCAATCGGAGCTGCGTACAGATCTTTCAAGTAGCCGTGAAGGATGATCTTCTTCTTGGTCAAGTAGATACACCGTGCCGTTCAGGACCGCGAAACAGCGGACTTCAGAACTAGCAATAACAAAGTGAAGTATACTTGGCCAAGACTTGAAAAAATAAAAGTCTTGAATTGATAGATTTGCGCTGGTCTTTGGGTGACTATGCCAGGAAGCGGCAACCCCTTGGAGATCCTCTTCTTCGAACTGGAAGGCGTCTTGGGGATATCGTGCGAGGTTGACACATTCGACAATATCTCCTTGGAGATCGATCACCCCACACAGTTCAACCTCCGGGTTCCAGTTGCCTTGCAATCTGACTTTTAACTCCTGGATTTTGGAGAATTCGAGCATTGAGAACCTCATGAAGGTGGGTCGTCTCAGTTGGAGCTGAAGCCCTCTGAGCTGTCACGTCTGGGTGGCGGAGCTGGACGGTGATCCGTCTCTCCCATTTAGGTCGAAAGGATACCACTGTGCTCAACTCACCTACGAAGTGGTGAAGCATCTGGTTGTCAGCGACAATGGCGCCGGCATGACTGTTCATCGCTGTCCGGATCGGCATCAGAACGGCGTCTCCTACTTCGAACCGGTTGTCGAAAACGGGCTCAAAACCAAACTCGCGGTACCGGGAGTACAGATCGAGATGCTCGTCTTCCCAGAACCGAGTCGGCCGGGCCAAGTTGGGGATCCAGACACCCCAGGCCTCCCAGTAGTATTCCCGGAGGACCCCAAAGCAATCATTCCGTCCCTCGGAGTAGGGTCGACCGGTGAGGTTATTGAAGTCGAACATGGGAGAATTCCGGCGGGATGAATTCACGACGAGGCAACTTGGAACGATACCCATCCAGGACATCCCTGGTCTCCAAGACAATCGGTCCACCAGTCATCACGTTGACCACACGGAACACCTTGTATCTCTCGACCAGGGCGAAGTCGTTGTCAGCATCCAGATCAGCTTTCAAGATCTGGTAGCGATAAATCAGAGCGTTCTCCACGAGTCCGTCATTCACCGGTCCCGTGAAGAGCCCCCCTGGGTTGACAATCGAAACCCTGGGGCGATGGACTTTACCATCAGAGGACCGGCCTGATTGGGCGATGGAACACCCAAGTTCCTCATAGACATCCCCCTGCCATGTGAGCTGAGGTAATGAACTGAACCGGAAAGTCGTTCCATCGGTCAGAACCAGACGGAAGAGTGACACCAGAGCGTCAGGGGAGAGGTCGTGAGCACTCTCTAGGATTGAGGAGGGAATGGTGGTCATTGGGGGATCTCAATAAGCTCGACTTCAGGGTCCTGCACAAGACCGTTACCCCCGGGAACACCTGGGGGGATCTCAAGAGGAGTGTTGAATTTGCAGATGACGTTCCCGTAGACGGGGTGCGGAAAAATGAAGGCGTGAGCCCTCTTGTGGTCGTTGTAGAATTTGTCGAGTACCGCCAGGTTTCTACCCGGTTGATAGACCTCATCGATCTCATTGTTCTGATCGACAAAGTAACACATACCCTGAAGGGTCAGACGAAAGATCCTCTGGTCGGGTGCTGCCGGCGGGGTGTCAAACTGGTAGCTGTTCCCGAGTTGGATCCGCTGTCCACTCTCAGGATACCGGGTGGAGTAGATGAAGTAGGTGGGAGGGAAGGTCTCCATTAGACGGCTCCAGTTTGAACAGCACGGATCAGGTTTTTGGTAGAACCACCGCGGGCGATGTCATCCCCAACCACTGCCAGAATGTCGTCAGGACCAAGGTTGCCGACCTTCGATCGGTCATCCACCAGGTAGATGTTCTGAGGACGCGACGGGGTAGGGGTCTTGTTGGAGTTTGCTGCACCATGATGGCTGGCCCCCGCCGTGGTGTTGTTCCCCATGGCGTTGATCTTGTCGAGTTCGTCGTACCCAATTGCTTGGGCTGCAGACCTCCGAAGAACGTATTCCCCATCCATTAGGTTGTAGGGGATGGAGTCCCGGTTCAGTGTACCGTTGACTTTCTCCCCGGCCGCTGCCTGTCGAGCCCGACCTCCTTCACGGGCACCCAGGAAGCTAAAGGAACTCCCTCCTGCAGCCCCACCCATGCTCATTCCAGGGAACAGCCAGCCCATCAGCTTCTGCATCAGATAGACCGCCAGCATCTCGGCGAGGACTTTCTGAAGAGACTGAACGATGCTTCGGGCCAGGTTGCGGAAAGCATCGGCGCCGGTGGTCGTTCCATCCGTCAGTTCAGTGAAGAAATTTGACAGGGCGCTGGTGGCGTTGCTCAAAGTCCCTGTCACACCGTCCATAAGAGTCTGGCTCAGATCCAGGTTCGCAGCAGCCCACTGACCGACAAGACCATTCAGGCCTTGTTGGATATTCCCACTCCGGATCTGGAGCTCGATGATCTCGCTTTGACGATCCCGAACAAACTCATGCAGCTGTCCGTATTCCCGCACCAGCTCATTCAACATCTCTTGCTGAGTGGCCGACCGGTCCTCGACAGCCATCAGGCTGTCAATCTGCGATCGCATGGCTTCTGCCCGGGCCGTGGCGGAGGACACCAGTGTCTCCATGCTGGAGAGGACACCAGACTCATCCATAAGCCCCTGCTCAAGGCTGATTTCAGCCATGGAAGCAGTGTTCTCCAGGTTCGTGAAGAACTCATTGAACGCCTCAGCGGTACGTTCCGCTTGAGATTGACCTCCACCCCCGCCAGAAGCACGACCGGGAGGGGGGTTTTCGTTACCAGCGAGGGTGGTGGCAGCACCAGTTGCTGCCAGGAGAGCCTCGGCGATTGCCACAGCCTCCCCCTTCATCACCCCCAGGTTTGTGATCGCCGTGGTCAACCAGGAGACCAGTCCCGACAGAGCAACAGCCTGATCCCCAAAGGCAGTCATGCCTCCAATACGGGCCAGCTCGTCCTGCATATACTGGGTCTCTTCAACACCGAGACCCATTTCGTCTGTGACATCCGAGATATCAGTGAGGAGCTGACTGAGACCCTGACGCCCTTGGGCTGATGCTAGATCACGTTCGGCTTCCTGGACCGCGATCATCGCTTCGGCCAGATCACCATACTCTTCCCGGGCGTCCTCGATCGACATCACGTCAATCTCAGGGGCAGCGATACGCTCCAACGACGCCTCGACCTGTTGAAGCCAAGGCATCGTCTCACGGAGACCGGTCATTAGATCGGAGACCCCCGTCCGGAGGCCCTCCGTCTGATCATCAACACCACCTAGGATCGTGGCGGGATCCTCGGTCTCCAGATCGGCGCCGGCCATTGCATTCGCGCGGGCCATGAAGTCCCGTCGATTGATCAACTGCTCCATCTGGACTTCGATCTCATCCAGACGCTCCGAAGACTCGACCTCACTGGCCTCCTCTCGCAGAGCATCAAGCTGACGATCGATCCGAGAGATACGGAGATCATTCTGGGCCATCTCACGGGTGGTAGCCTCGGTGTCCAACCGGTCCAAGACCTCTTGGTACGCCTCATCGAGATCCGCGATGTCTTCCTGTAGTTGAGCATCACTCTGGGCCCGGATGTTCTGAGCTTCCACGGGGGTGGAACCTCGTAGATCCAACGCAAGCTGACGCTCGGCCGCACGGCGCAGCTGGTTCTCTGCTTCCTGCCGAGCGGTCAGTGCCCCTGCTGAGGAAGTTGCTTCTCCAAGGTCCTCTTGGGCCGCTGCTGCGAGGCTTTGTACCGCCTCGATCAAGATCTCTTCCGCTTCGGTCGCAGCCTCCCGAGCACTTTCCAGATACCCCTGAGCATGCTCTGTGTAGGTGGCTTGCAGCTGGGCGACTGCGTCCTGTGCCTCCCGGGCCGCTTCACGTACAATCTGGTCGTCCGTCATCGTCCCGTTCGGGTCCAGACGCATCTCCTCGAGCCGTAGGCGCTCCTGTGCCGCAACATCCAGGAGGCGATCATTCAGGAGCTGCCGGGCCCGCTGGGGGGATTGGCCATCCAGGCTGTCTCCGAACCCGGAAATTCGCTCACTGAGGACACCAGACTCACTGGTGATGTCATGACCGCGCTCAGTATCAGCCAATGCTTGAAGGACATCTTCCATGGCGTCGATACGGGCTCGTTCATCCCGCACCGAACGCATAGCCTCATCAAAGACATCGTTGGTGATGATCCCCCGCTGGATCAGCTGGGACAGTGCCCTTTCGGCGCCATCAAGCCCCTGGTCCAGGACTCCCCGGCCAGTTTGGAATGCCTGTAGGTCATCAGCCGGGGAGTCATTCCCTTGGCCGGCCACACTCTGCCGCAGCTGTTCCAGCATCGCGGCGTTTCCATCCAGGATCCGCTCGGCGCCCCGGAAGTAGAGATTGCTCTCAGAGCCTGAGTTCAGCCGATCTTCTCGAAGGGCATCACCTTGTCTTAACAGAGACTCCTCTTCCCGAACTGCATCAATGACTGCCCGTACTACCGGGATTATCTGATCCAGCAGGTCTCGTTGAGCAGCCTGGCTAGGAGATGCTGTCCTTGGGATGCTGCTACGTTCCTGAACCAGTTGGGCGAATAGTTCCTCCACCTCATCCTGGTCAAAGACATCCGTTTGACCAAGTCGTTGGCCATAGCTCTGTTGCAGAACTTGACTGGATAGATTCCCTGGGACGCGGCTATTGGATAGACCTTGGATCATCTGAACAAGAGACCCTCTGGCGTCTCTCGTTGTTCCAGCCGCAAGCCTTTGGAGGGGAACAAGGTCAGCTTCCGCGATCGAGACCCGGATCCGATACTCCTCACGAAGTTCCTCCCGAAGATCACTCAGGACCCCGATGAGATCTTGAACAGTCGAGGCAGTGGTGATCCCAACCAGTCCCATATCCTCAAACTCAGATTTCACCTCCCGGATCATCGCAGCCAGCTGGGCCGGGTCGCTAGAAAGGATTTCCATCCGATCAGTCAGTTCTTGGATCTTGGAGCTGACAGATGAAATACGATCTTCGAAGGAAGTCATCTCTCCTTCGGCTTCCTCGAAAGCTGTTCGAGCTTCATCCAGGCGGGTATTCAATCGGGCCCAGGCCGACGCCGTTCCTACAAGAGAGGCGACAAGGATAGCCAGCGTAACCCCGACCCCCACCATATTGGCTCTAACTAGCGCCGTCGCCATGGCTGACGCTCGTGCTGCCCCCGTCTGACGGATCATAGCTCCCGTCAGTACGTCTGTTTGAACCGCCCCGAGAGACGACGCCGCGGAATAAGCCCTCAACCGGGTTGTCATACCCCCGATGAGGGTTCCAACAACAGCAACCACTTTCTGGGCCACCCATCCTGCAGCCATCGCAGCCAGGCCGGTGGTGACCATTCCAAGAACAGGACCGAAGTCGATGAGGGTACTCAGGACCGTGGAGGTGATGTTCATGAAGCCGGTCAAACCAGCGACGAGGGGAGCTAGGGCCTCAGAAGCAACAGACCCGAGGACCGACCCAAGACGAGCGTACTGGTTCTCAAACGACCGCATCTGGGTCTCGTTCGCCCGAACAGCAGCAGTGGTGTTCTGGAAACTGGATTGCAGGTCCAGCATCTGATCCAGGTTGTTCGCCAAAGCGTTGTAGGCGGAAGCGGCTCGAACTTCGAAGCTCTCGATCGCGTCGGTTGCTGAGAACCCAGAGTCCCGCAGGGTCCGGAGGACACCATACAGACCTTTCGACCGGATGGACAGGTCATCCATCGTGAGGCCCAGTTCAGCCAAGCGGGCTTTGAACGCCTCAGAAGGTTTCTGCAGAGCAATCAGGATCTGGCGAGTACCAGTGCCCAAGGTGGAACCCGAACGGATACCAGCGTTCGCCATGGCACCAAGGGCTGCGGTCAGCTCGTGGAACTGGACCCCCGATTGGGCAGCGATGTTACCTGAATATTGAAGACCCAGAGTCAGTTTTTCGAGGTTCAACTTCGAGCTGTTGACGGCCTCGGTCATCAGGTCAGCTACATCCGCCATGCGGGAGCTTTCCATGTTGAAGACCCCGAGTACGGACGTCGCGATGTCAACTGCTCGAGGGAGATCCGTCCCGGTGGCTGTGGCCAGCAGTGTCACGGCCTTGATCGAGTCCTCGATCTCCTTAACGGAGAGACCCGCCTGACCCAGAGTCACCGCGGCTTGAGCCACCTCGACAGCTGTGAACTTGGTGGCTTCGGAGACATCAATGATGGTGTCCCGCAACTTGGACATCGACCCATCAGACAGTCCAACGATCGCCTGCAGGTTCCGCATCGCCCCATCCAGCTGGATGGTGAAGTCAAATGCTGCCTTCAACCCACTTTGTAGAGCCGAGAGCCCGGCGTAGTTGGCCATCAGACCTGCCTGGACAGTCAGCAGGGTGGCGCCGTTGTCTCCGAAGAGGCGTTCACGGGTCGCGCGACGGGCCCGGCTGGCCTGCGCCTGCTCCAGAACCATGTTGCGGCTGTTGGTGTTGGCGATCTGATCCCGGATCCGCTTCTCTTCTTTGAGACGAGCGATCACCCGGGAGAGAGCATCCGATTGACGTTGGAAGGCGGTGACCTTCGAACGGTTGTTGGCCAGGGCCTCAATACCGAGGCGTTTGTCCACCGCCGCCTTCATATTGAGGGCGTCCTGCAGACTGCTGATCTTCTGGAGGGTAGAGCTTCGAGTTCGTGTGTTCAGGTTGAGTGCCTGAGACGTCACCATCTGGCCTTGCAGATGTCGCAGACCTTCTCGAGCGGCCTTTGCATAGTTCCGCTCTGCAATAACCCGCCCTCCCTGACTCGTCCCCTCAAACGCCAGTTGGCTGGCTTGAGAACGGGCCCGGTTTGCAGCCCCCGTAAAAGCGTTGGACCGACCAGTGGTCGTCAGCTGACCAAAGCCAACAGCTTTCATCGACTTCATCAAGTCCTGGATCGACTTGAAGTTCGACAGGATCTGCGCCGTCTCCTCCCGCGCCTTAGCGAATTCCTTCGCCATTTTGGCATGGTCTCGCTGAGACGCGGCAGAGATCGGGAGTTGGAGCTCGTTGTTATTGGCCATTAGCCAAACACGCTCTTGAAGGCAGTCTGCATTTCGGCACCGGTCGTTGGTTCAAAGACGTCTGTGTGCCCCGTACTCCCCGGTCCCGTTGGCTTCTTGTCCCCGAAGGCTTGGGAGACGATAGTGGCCAGGGTTTGGAAGGTTTGAACGATATGAGCTTGTTCATTACCCAAGTAGAGGCGTAGCCTCACTTTAATGTCGTTCTGGGTATATTTCCAGTAGACTTCTTGGATATTTGATGGGACGCAGTCAAAGACGAGGATGACTGCGTCCTGAAAACTCAGTCCTCCCCACCAGGTGACGTAGGCATCAAGCTCCGAAACTGCACCTGGCGATCCTCGAACAGACTCTTCGTTTGAGCCATGGATTTCAGAAAAAAATCAGCAACGTGCTCCCCGACCCAATCCAGGAGACGTAGGGTGTCTTCCGTCGAGATGTCCAGAGAGAACAGATTGATCTCCGGGTCGACCAGCTTGCCCCGGTTGTCTCGATCCGCCAGGGCCGAGATCATGATGGACTCACGCAGCTCGGCGTTGACCGACAGTTCCGGGATGGCGTCAACATCCCCGAGCTTGGCGCTGAGTTCATTCAGGAGACCCATCGACATCAGGATTTCCTTGGGTTCACCGTTCAGGGTGACAGTGATGGTTTCAGTCATGGGGGCATTCCTTCAAATAAAAATCCTCCCGGCAGCAATAAAGCCACCGGGAGGGTTAATCAAGGTGTGTTGTTGACTTACTTCGTGGTCAACAGTTTGGCCTGGGAGTTCCCCATCGACGCGAAGAAGGGGTCGCTGGCCAGCAGGTCGTAGAACGAGAACTCGAACGGCAGGTTGTCGAAGTTCTCGGTCGTGAAGCCCACCGAGAAACCGTTGGTGATCCGGATCTTCGGGCACAGAAGAGCCACCTCGGTACCGTCCGCGATGGTCCCGATAACCTTGGCCGAGAGGAAGGGCTGCTCGGCCTTGGTGCCAACATCGATCATGCTGGCTTTGCGGACAGTGGCACCGATGGCCAGGGGCTTCGGCAGAGGCTCGGCAAAGGTCAACGTGGTCGCCGCCACAGCGGTCAGCTTCCGGGTGTAGACCTGGTCATCCGCGCCGTCCTGGATCAGGACCCAGTTACCGACGGCAAAACCGGTTTCGTCGTCGACGGTCAGAGCGACATCCGTGGCGATGGCGGCAGCGGTCAGCGTGGTGGTCACGGTCTGAGCCGCGAAATTCGAACCTTCGAGGCCGAGGGCGTAGGCCAGGTTGGAGGCCGTATATTCGTAGGCTTCCATCGCCGCCCGAACGATGTTCTGGGTCATCACCGAGTAGACGATCTGGTTGCGCACACCTTGGCTCAGGTCCGTGTAGCTCGGTTCAGCGGTGACCCGGAAGTTCTTCACCAGGCCGATGCTGTGATCTTCCGGGTTCAGATCGAAGAGATCCGATTGAGCGCCGAGCATCACCGTCGCGGTACCGAGCATAAAAGCAGAGGTTTTGGCTTCACCAGCCATGGTATTCTCCAGTCATTCGTTGGTTTATGTTGACTTGGAAAATACTTCAAAAACCCTAGTCGACACAAAGGTTCTTTGAGGTTAATTATGAACCACAAAGTAACCCCTGAATGGAGACCATCATGGAAGATACAATCGTTGCTTTTACCGTCCGACTCCCAAAAAGCCTGATCGATCAGATCGAGGTTCGGGCGGCAATCAACCACCGGAAGCGCAATGGCGAAATCCACGCCCTTCTGGAGAATGCTATCGACGGCTCTGTCGGTAGCGATATTCAGGTCAGGAAGCAGATGTCAGGTTTGAAGTGAACTGGAAGGTCACCGGGCGGATTGGTTGGGTCTTCGTTACGATAGGAGATCCAACCCTGACCCCACTCATGACGAACAGCTTCCCGATCTCCAACCCGGTTTCGCTGTGGTAGATAGGAATGTTCGAGTTCGGGAGAAGTTTCTGTACCAGGGGGGCCATGAGGGATCGCATCCGCTGGAGATTGGTGTCCCCAACCGTTGAGATCGCGATAGCACACTGGCCCTCGAAGAACTCGCTGATGTCCTGGTTGATCTCCCCAACCCCAATGAAATCCCCCGTCGGCCATTGGTCCTCATCTGTGAAGCCATCCAGATACAGGGCTCCAATTCCATGCTCCGTGGCGAAGTCGGCGATGAACCGAAGCAGAGAAGCCTCGATATGATGGTGGTGGTTCTGCATGGTTAAATCCTAACCTTGAACTTCCGGAGGACAGTCTCCTCCAGGTTTTTTGTGGCATACCAATTCATGAAAGGCCTCAGCAGGGGACGTGCGGGCATCTTGTTCGGTCGGGTTCGACCACCCTCCAGGATGGCCAGTTTTGTAGCCCAACCGGTTGTGCCAGCGCCCAACAGATCCGTTGGGTTCTTCCCTTGTGCCTTTGGGAAGATCTTGATCGTCCTGATGAGCTCAAGACTTGAAAAGGCCTCGACGTAGGGGGCAAACCCTCGCCGACCACTCGATCGGCGCCATTGGGGCCGGCCAGCTCGGTCGATGAAGATGTGCTTGGAGTTCCTGAGAGACCCCTCTGCCTTTGTGGTGATTTCTGGCCGGCCGAAGCGTTGGATAGCCGACTGCCCCAAGAGGGCACTCTCAAGCGATCCGGTTCTTTCATAGAAACCCTCCCGGTATCCCGCAGAGTATTTCGAGTCTTGGTATGGTCCAGCCAGTGGGCCCCATTTGGGGGCCCCTGGATAAGAGGGGCCGTCCCCCAAGTTGTGTCGAACCAGAGATTGAAAGAAGGCGGAAGCATACCGGTCGAGGAACTGTCGAAGCGTCTGTTTCTGCTTATGAAGCGAAGCGTCCAACTGTTGGGTGAGAGCAATCCCGATCTGATGACCAAGCTCGACAAAGACTTTGTCGTTAGGATTGGAGGACATCAGGCTACCTCTACCATCCTCAGCCCGAACAGATCCATGATCCGAACCACTTTGAGATCGTCGATGAAGTCCCCTTCCTGAACCGCCGCAGCCGTCAGAAACCGATATTGAGTGTGCTCGAAACGATTTTCTTCGACCGCTCGACCAGGTTCGATACTCACCGGCAGGGCCGGATCCATCTCGATAGGATCGGTGTCTTTCGGCATCCGGGTCACAGGATCAAGTTCTTCGTCCAGACGAGACCAGACCACTTCCTTGTTGATCTCCACCGCCAGGAAGCGCTTCGTCCCCTCTAGAATATGCTGGCCTGCCAGCAGATATTTCTGTCCATGATGGGTCACCAGATCGCCTGCTGTAGCCACAGAATTTCGATGGGTCACCAGACCACGGTGGGGGAGATTCTGGATCTCCTTTCGGGGACGGGGGTATGCGTTGGGGGAGCCGAATTCACCATGGAATTTGTGCCCTGCCGCCGTCCGCAGAACGTCTGTAAAGCAGTAGCGGATCTGACGGTGCATCTTACTCTCCAGTGATGACGTCCGTGGGGGTGCTCACAACCATAGAGGGGGATCCCTCAGTGGTGGTACCTTCCATGACATCCAGAAGGCTCCCCAGCCGGTGCGCGAGTTGGAGCCGTATGTCAAAAGGACTGAACTCTGACATTCGGTCGAAGCCGGCATCCTCAGCTTTGATCTTGACAGCAGCACGGAAGGGCAGCGACCAGGTGATCTCGATCGCGGCCTTGACGGCAATTGCCCGGTTGGCGGCGATCGTGGTGACATCTCCCGCCAGGAGTGCTGCCTCAAGAGGGTACTCGACGTTGAGAGCCAGATAGGCTGCATAAACGTCGATATCCCGATCCGGCAGCTCACTGATATCCAGGCCCAGCTCCCGTCGGACATCCTCCGGCCCGACGGTGATTGTGGTGAATGGTCGTAGCCTGTAACTCATCTCACGACGGTACTGAGCCCCACCGTAGTTGAACACCACGACGACATACCGGCTCGAAAATTCTGCCCCACTCGGGACAGCGTTATCGGCTGCAGGAATGGTGATGATGGTGGACGTGCTGGTGACATCCAGCACGACGGTGTCCAGACCGGTGATCACAGCCCCGGAGTTATCTCGAACTGTGGCCCAAGCTGCGGTGGGGATTACATACTCCCCATCCACAACGTAGTCGATCTGAAAAGCGACGTCTTCATCAGCCGTCCACCACATAGGTTATTCCTTTGCCTCGGAGGTCTTCTTGCCGGCGGGGGCCTTCTTGGGCGCCGGTGCAGCGGGGGGCTCCGGGGGAACCATGGGGGTGGGCTCGGGCTCGGGCTCGGGCTCGGGCTCGGGCTCGGGCTCGGGCTCGGGCTCGGGCTCGGGCTCGGGCTCGGGCATGACACTGTAGAGGAACGCAGCAACGGCCAGTTCTTCGTTTTCGGAGTCCTTGAGGTACTCCTGGAACTCTTCATCCGAGGCATCATCCGGAAGGCCGGCGGCGAGGATCGTGATCTGGCCCTTACCAGTCCGAGCTTCCAGGAACTGGGTCCAGGTGACCAGCGAAGGGTGATCATGAACCAGGATTTGGTTGGTCTGCGGGTCGATCAGCATGAACGCACCCGAGGTCTTGGCGATGGTTTTCATTGGGTTTCCTTTGAGAAAAAAGGCCCGCCCACTCAGGGGCGGGCCTCTATTTCCGGACCTCTGCCGTGTTAGGCGTTGGTCACCAGCACGGTACGGGTGTCACCGAAGGCAAGCTTGTAGCCGGTCACCTCGGAGCGGACGTAGGTCAGCGCCTGGTTGGTGATCGAACGCTCGTTCTCCGAAATCGACGCACCGGCCTCGACCAGCTCTTCCAGGGTTTCACCCCGGGAATAGGCGATCAGTCGGTTGGCCGGCACAGCGGAGGCAATGGCGAACTTGACAGTCCCACCCATGATCGGCAGCTGCAGGGACGGGCCACCGGCCGCGGCGATCGCCGAAGCGTCGTCGCTGTCCTTGTTGTTCAGCGTCGGCATGAACATGAACATCAGTTCGACGTAGGTGTCGAAGTTGCCCACCAGTGTGTCGACGGGGTTGCCATCGCGGGCACGGCTCATCAGGAACTTGGCCAGGGCGCGGTAGTTGTCCTTCAGGGTCCGAGTACCCGTGAAGTCAGCACCGTGAGCGGACAGGTTCACCGAGGGAGCAGCCCCGTTGACACCATCACCGTTGATCAGGACGGACACCGCAGCGGTCACCTTCGAGATCTCCAGCTGACGCTGGACACGGGACGCGAACGGGGTCAGGATGTCGAGCGAAGCACGGCGATTGAACTCGTAGGAAGTCCGGTAGGCCGAGCCGTGCTTGAACATCTTGACCGAGGTCTCGCTCGTCCGGATCGTGCGAACCGGGATGTTCGCGAGTTCCGGCACGATGAACGTACCTCGTTCGTCACTGTCGTCATCAACGACGGTCGAAACCATCTCGATGCCTGCGATGGTTCGGGACTGACCGACCAGAGCGGCGGTGTTTTCGAACTGGTCCTGACGATCGGACCAACGGAGCATGTCGTCCACAACTTCCGGGAACAGCGCCCGGGTACCAGGGAAGGTCTGGAAGGTGTTGGACGCCGCCTGAAGCAGAACACCCTGCTCAAGATCGTTGCGGAACGGCAGGTTCAGGTGGTCGAGGACCGCCTCGTAGCCATTCAGGTTGGCAAGCGCAAAACGCTCGGCGTGTTCACCCGCACGGACGTCCACAGCGAGGGTCAGATAGTCACGCAGGTTGAGACCGCTGTCGCGCGCTTGCGCGATCAGGGTATTGGCCGCTTCCCGGGAGGCATGGTTGCTGTCGGAGCGCAGGGCACCCACAACATCTTCCACCGGACGGCGCTGGATTTCGGTAAGATCAAAGGGCATGTCGAGGTACTCCTTAGCGCACGACGGTGATGTTGGTGCCGTCGACTTCGACGACGATGTTCTCGTTGTGTGCCGCTTCCTTTGCGTTCGCAGCAGCGTTCAGACGAGCCTTGACGAGACCACTGCCGGCGCCGATGACGGAGTCGCCAACTGCGAGGGCATAGGTGGGGGAGCCGACTTCGGTGAAGCGGAAGCCACCCCGGAGTGCGACGGTACCGACCAGGACGCCTTCGACGCTCCGATCTTCGACAGTCACGAGTTTGCCGATGATGGTGTCACCATCACCCGCCAGCTTCACGGTGTTGGCAGCGGTGGAATCGAGAGTCACGGCCTTGCCGACGTCACCGATGACGGTGCCGGAGGCGAGGTAGAAGGGGTAGTGGAACTTTTCGTGGGTCATGCCCCGAAGGGAGATACCCTGACCGATGATCGCCATATCAAATCTCCTGTATTAGCGACGTTTTTGGGTTTTGAACGCCGAGGCACGGAGATTGACTTCCGGTTTCCCTTGCGTGTCGGTAACGGCCGAGGCCGCTACACCACCGATGGGCAGTCCTGGGACTGGTTCCCCGGGGATGTCGTTGGCAGCGGCGGCAGCGGCGGCAGCGGCGGCAGCGGCTTCGTCAGTCTCTGCTTGGGTGGCAGCAGCGGCTTCGAGCTCTGCGATTTTCTGATTGGCTTCATCCAGCTGCGCCGAAAGGTCCTCGACGGAGGGGGCAGCAGCTGGCTCTTCCGCCGGTGCCGAGAGAGCGGTCACCGCTTCCTGCAGCGTGGTGAACTGCGCGGTGAGATCTTCGAATGCCTTTTGGGCATCAAACTCCTCAGGTGCGGCAGCGGCAGCTGCAGCTGCAGCTGCAGCTGCCAGTTCTTCGGGGGTCTGGGTCTTGGGCATAATGGAAGGCTCCATGGAGGTTGAAGTGAACAGGACGAGGGCCTCGAGAGGCGTACCATCCGCGGCCATGCGGTCTTGTTCGTCCTTGGAAACGAGCTGCTTGGCGCGGCTCAGAATTTTGGGTTTGCTGGACGCTCCCCGGGAAACAAGCGACAGCTCCATCCAGCGATCGAGGCCGACCAGCTTCAGGTGGGTTCCGCTTTCCCCGATGGTGTGCCCGTTCTCACATGTCCGTTCCCAGAGGTTGCTGAAATCAGCGTCGGGGCTGAAGTAGTCGAAACCACATTTCGAACAGAGGGCCTGCTCCGACTTCACCCCGACAGAGACTTCGTCCAGGATGGACAGGTTGATCTTCTCAACCAGTTCCTTCTCGCTGAGGGGGAGGTAGAACATCGCACGAAGGGTGGCTGATCCATCGATCTCATCGACAATCGATGCATGGAACACCCGACCCTTTGGGATCTCGCCACCCTGCATGTGGAGGGTATGCAGCGGGACGCTGTGTTCTCCGGAGTTCAGACCATTGGCCATGGCCTCAAGCATCGACCGCGAGGGTCGCGCTTCATGGTACATGGTGCCAGGCTTGTAGATCTGGTTGGTCGAGAGGGCCGCAGCCTCAAACACAACGATATTGTCCGGATCGATGGTGGTGTTCGTCACCGCCTCGATTTGGCTCAAGATCTCGTCTGTGATTTCGACTTGTTTTTTGCGGGTCATTCTACCGGTTCACCAGAGGGGAGTGGTTTGTTGACTGGCAAGATACAGGTCAAAGCGCACTATAGACAATGGGTTTATTTGAAAATCTGCAATTGATCCGGGGAGGTTATTTCAGGAACCGTTTAGGTGACTGAATTGCTCTTGGCGCCCTTGGACCCATCTGGTGTCAGAGAGCGACCCATTGGATCCGAGTTCGGGGTGACCTCCGTTTCATCAACCCCGACGGACGTCTGGTTCATGAAACCTGTTCCGGAAAGCTCCGGAGCGTCATCTGGTCGGATCCGACCATACATCTCGAGATGATATTCATCGTCGGTGATGATCCCGAGGGAGAGGTCCTCTTTGAGGCGCGCGGCCCTCATCGTGAACTGAGGTTCCAGTTCGGTCAGAGGACGAAGTTCGGCCGGGCGGAACCGGCAATGAACCTGGCTCTCCGACTTGGCCACAACCCGAAGGGCCATGGTCAACATCTGGGCCCACACCTCAGCCACCGGTTCGTTCAGAGCTTCGGCGTTCATCGTGAAGATCCGGGCTTCCACTGAGGCTGTGTTGACCCCGCTCTCACCCCGGCCCAGGATCGTCGCCATGGATCGCAGCCCCGCCTGGTTCATGGCGTTCAGAGCCCCGATGACAGACGTGATGTCCAAACCATTCGAAGGGTTCTTGTCGTTGAACATCTTGAGCTCGACCGAGTCCGTATGGACCATGGCTTGGTCGGACCTGGTGCTCGAGAGAATTGCCTGGATCCGTGCGATCTCCTGATCGACGTAGGCCCGCTGCTTGCGGCCGTCCTGTTGGACATCCGGGGGAGCGTTCTTGAGCAGAACCTCCTCGATCACCTTCGCTTCAATCCGGGGGAACCCCGTCATCTGCATGATCCGGTAGAGGTCGTTGATCACCTGCTGTCGCGCGGACACGGTGTTGATGGCACTCACAAACGGGGATTGGGTATAGATCGTCGTTGGATCCCGGCGGAAGAACGCCACGAAGAACGTTGGGATATCCAGTGAAATCTCAGCGCCGGAGGCCGGCGCTCGTTGCTTCGGAATGAATTTGTTGGGCTCCGTCTCGTACCACTCCAGGGTGGAGACATCCACATGTCGGACTTCCACCGGTGCCTGCTCTTTCGAGAACACCAGTTCTTCCCCAATCCCACCACGCAGCAGAAGCATGTAGCGCATGTTCTCACTGAGGGCCCGCACCGAGGGCTTCATGACGAAGCCCTTCGTGTAGTCGTACCGCGTCGTCATCGACGACAGGATCTGGTTCACAACCTTCTGACCCTCACGATCGAACTTCCCGTCGCTGTCCGTCACAGTGAAGATCGGCTGGGTGTCCGCTGCAGTCAGAAAGGCGTTCACCGCCGCCGACACATCCGGATCGTGGACAAACAGCTGTTGAAGCAGATCCTTGCTGTTCTCCGACACCCGAGAGGTGAAGAGATCCGTGAGGTGCTCACGATACGTGGGCGCCGACAGCACCTGGTCAGTACGATCAGCCGAATAGGTGTTGGTTTGAGCCTGACCTTGCGGTTTTACCCGCTTCGGCCATACGACTTTCAAGATACTATCGAGGGGGCCGGGCATACAGTCATCCAGTTGTGTTCGACTGTCTATATACCAGAAGAGACTTCAGAACGACTAGAGGTCTATTTCAGAATTCATAGCAAGCCTGAATTTCCAGAATTTTTCTGATTGAAGAGGTTGGTTCCGGATGCTTGGACATCCGAGGCAGCAACCTGCACGACCCCTCGGGGATCAGAGAACAGACTCCGCTGTGTCTCCTTGAGCTTCACCGCGGCCAGGAGGAATGTCAGGGCGTGGAAATAGTGGTCGTTCCCGGTCAGCTTGACCCAGGATGCTTCCTTTTCTGGGTTCTCGTCCCGTACCATGTCCTTCAGATGATCTCGGATGATCGACTTCTGTTGACCATAGCCCGAGAACCGTACCCGCTTCCGGCGAACAGAGGCTGCAGCAACGTCGATGGCCTTGGTCCGGTTCACCTGTGCGTACAGAACCTCGTCCGTGACCTGGTCCCTCACAAAGTTCATTTCCTTCTGACCACGGTACTCAACCGGAAGGATTTTACCTCCCGAGAGTTCCCATAGATCTTCGGCGTTAGGAGTATAGGGATACCGGTCGCAGGCCCCTCCGATGACGTTGTAGGTGGCCAGCATATCCTTGACGAAGTCATTCAGCTGCTTGATCGGGACCTCCTCGAAACGGACCACCTCCATATTCTCGATCGAGTCACCTTGTCCCACTTTCACATGGCAGGTCATCCCCATGTCGATCCCCAGCCAGGTGGGTTTGTTCGGATCAATCTTCGGAACCGTGATCTGATTGGTGAAGCAGGCATCAATATCTGCATCCGACAGACGGGAGTTGCCATCGGTGAACGCTTCTCCGAGCACTGTGTTGTGCCAGCCTCGCAGGTAGTCCCGCGACTTGTACTTCAGGAGCTGGGTGATGATATACTCGGGTGGAAGGCGATCGGTCGAGAAGGGAGAGACCTTGTACCCTCGGTGGTGTGTTCTGGAGGGGAACTTTGGTACCCACTCCCGAAGATCTGGATCCCCGAGGGGCAGGGGGGCATGACACTTCTCACATTTCACATAGCTATTGACGATGTCGATTTTTCCCTCATCGATCATCTGCTCGTCGATCTCCATGAAATCGTTGAGGTCGTCGCTGATCCCTGGGATATGCACGAATTGTGGTCGGAAGATCGGGTCATTCCAGTGGTTGCAAGCCGAGCACTTGCAAAGGTAGGACATCTGGTCTGAGACCTGGATCCCCTTGTCAACTCCATAGCCTGAGAACGTGGGGGTCGAGAACCGTTGGTTGATCTTCCAGTCGGAGTTCTGCAGACGTGAGTTGAAGAGGGCCAGCATCTGCTGATCCGTCAGATCCACTTCGTCATTCATCACGACATCAGCTGAAATTGAGGTTGCATCCCCCTCGGTGGCGCCGGTGACGTGCATGAAACTCGTCCCGACCTGGTACAGCCCCATCGACCGGGCGGGTTTCTCCCCTGAGCTGGTCTCCAGGTTGAAGGCTTTTTCTTCATCCACCAGGGGTTTGATCCGCGTCGTCGACTGTTTCTTGAACATCTTCTCGATCGGGAACGTGAAGATCAGCGTTGTGCCCCGGTTTCTGGCCACGAAGCCGAGAGATTTTCGGATCTGGACCTCGGTGAGCCCCACCTGTGAGGGTTTGATGCAGTCCAGGTTCGGGTGCATGTCATCCGTGATCGCTTTCTGGAACGGATACCGATCGAATGTGAACGGCCGGCCCCTCAAGTGGGTGTTCGCACAGATCCAATCCCCCATGGTCATTTCAGCGCTGTCGATGTTGTAGCGCTGCTCAATCCGACGGATCAGCTCTTTGGTGTGACTGTTGCTCACGAAAATTCTCCAGAAGTCGTCTTGCTCCGGACCATAGTCGGAATGTAAACATGATGCAATCTAGACTTGATTTCCGGAAATAGCGGGAAATCAAAGATTGAGTTGACTGCGAAATCATCGTAGGACACTTTTCCCAGACACGGAGCCCTTCATGGACGACATTCAATACCCCGACTTCCCCAAAGAGAGCGGTTGGGCACTCAACCAGATCCTCTCGTATCTGGAGGATGATCCGAACTATCTCGATCATGCTCCTTACGACATCGACACGATCGAGGCTTTGGAACGGTGTATTTCAATCCAGATCGACGAGACCCCCATCGAGGATTTCTCAGGTGACGCGAAGTGGGCCAAACTAGAACGGGAGAGCAACCGTCTGTTCAAGGCCCTCACCGAGGCCGGCGCCACCCTCAACAACGCTGATCAGGCCCAGAAGATGGCCTATTTCCGCACCGCCACCAGTCTCCTCGACAAGATCGTGGGGATCCAGGAACGGGTCAACAATCTCAAACAGATCCAGGAGTTTCACTCCACGGTTCTGACCGTCATGGAAGACATTCTCGACGCTGGTCAGCGGACAGAGGTGCTCGACCGATTGAAGCAGGTGATTTCGAATGACTGATCAGATATTTGCTGCCACCGCGCCGGCCTATTACGCGGCAGGATTACCCGTTATCCCATTGTATTCGCGGGAAAAACGCCCGGTTCCGATGGATTGGAGCCAGTATTTCGACAAACCGGTGGCTACTGACCAGCAGGAAGAGTGGATCAACCGGTGTGCCACAGGGAACATCGGTCTGGTTTTGGGCCCCCAATCAGGCATTTCGATGCTCGATATCGACTCCGAAGACGAGAGTTTGATCGCTCTGATCCAACAATTGGTCCCGGAATCCCCTTGGCGCCGGGTCGGCCAGAAGGGTATGGTCCTCGCTTTCCGCTATTCTGGCCTGAAAACCTTCCGTATCAAGTCCTCCTCCGGCGAAAGCATCTGCGAATTGCTCTCGGATCGGACTCAGGTGGTGATCCCTCCCTCGATCCACCCGAAAACCCAGATGCCCTACAAGGCCAACTGTGACCTTCTCGACGTTCTGGACAAACTGCCGACCCTCGACCCCCAGATCGAACAGATCCTTCGGGGAGCGTTCAAATCCCACGGGATCGACCTCAGCCTCTCGGGATCCTCCCGCGTCACCGACTACGTTTCGTCCGGTTCCCGGGACACCACCCTGACGGAGCGGGCAGGACTCTTCGCCTTCGCCGTGATGCGGGGTGAGCGTACCCTGAAAGAGGCGATCGGGATGCTCCGGTCCTTCAACACCGAGTTCGTGGAGGCCGTGGCCGGCGACACCGCCGAAATCGACAAGCACGTCGACAACCTGATCAAGTTTCTGCATCGCGACGTGATGGAGAAGCAAAAACAGCTCCCCGAGGGCTGGGATGACGACATGACCCCGGAGGAGAAGGCCGAGCTGGGTCTTCAATTCGGCCGGGATCACGAGGAATGGTCCTTCGAAGAGATGCGGGACTTCCTGAAAGACGAGTTTGTGCGTCAGCCGGAGAACAGCCACGGCCGGGTTCGGGCGGTGGACCAGCTTCTGGATCGGATCTCGCGGGCGACCAACCTCAATTCGCTCGATGAAAACCGGCTTCTTCAGTACATCGTGGACGTCTCGAACGCCGAACTCCGCCTCCCGATGCTACGCCAGCGCCTCCGGGAACTCCGTCAGACCGGTATCGTCGGGACCGATCACTCGGAAATTGCCCAAGCGGTGCTCAAGGATCTCGAGCAGACCCATGAAATCCGGCGCCATGGGAGCGATCTGTGGAAATACACTGGATCCCACTGGGAACCTCTGAGCCAGGAAAGTGTTATGGCTCGGATCTCCAATGACTACGGTCACCTTCAGGCGGCGCGGAAGCACTCGGACCACCGGGGGATCTACGCCACGATCGGGAACATCACCACCCAGGGGATCAAAACCCTCGACATGCGGGGGGTGAACTTCGCCAACGGGTTCCTCGACGAACGGTTGGAACTGAGGGACCACAGCTCGGACTACGGGATGGTCTACACGCTGCCCTTCCGGTACCTGCCGGAGCAGGCCGGGAACTCCCCTCACTTCTTCCAGTTCCTCGAAGACTGCTGGGGACATGACGACGACTACCAGCAGAAACGGATGGCTCTGCAGGAGGCACTCTGCGTCACTCTGTTCGGAATGGGCCCCCGGTACCAGCGGGTGGTGTTGTGTCAAGGGGTCGCGAAGTCTGGCAAGTCCCAGATGCTGAAGATCGCCCAGTCTCTGGTTCCGGATCACGCCAAGTGCTTCGTCCCACCAAACGACTGGTCGGACAAGTTCCTCCCCACCCAGCTGCACGAGAAGCTGATCAACGTCTGCGGGGAGCTTTCGGAGAAGAAGAAGATCGATGGCCAGCGTTTCAAGGACATCGTTGATGGCGCCGAGATGAGCGGCCAGCAGAAAGGCCAGCAGATCTTCAAGTTCCGCCCGATCTGCACTCACTGGTTTGCCTCGAACCACACGCCGAAGACAGAAGACACCTCGGAAGGGTTCAACCGGCGGTGGCTGATCCTGGAGTACAACCGACCGGTTCCACCGGAGAAGCGACGGATCGACATTGGGGATATCATCGTGGCCGAGGAACGGGAGGCGATCGTCGCCTGGGCGGTTCAGGCAATGCCGCGGTTGCTGGAGCACAATGAGTACACGCTCCCGCGCTCCCATGAACAGCTGATCCGAGAAGTGGCACAGGAGAACAACAGCGTCCGTTTTTTTCTGCAGGAGTCCCCAACAGTGCGGGTGGTTCAGGACTCTTCCGAGAAGACCACAGTCCGCACACCAGAAGCAAAGCTCTACAAGGAGTATTGGAGTTTCTGCTTCGGGCCGGGGGGTGCCAAGCCTGTTGGTTCGAGAACCTTCCGACAGAGGATGAGGGAGATGCAGAGCGAGATGGACTTCCACCTCGAGTTCGAGACAAATCAGATGGGGGTTCAAGAGGCGTACTATCGCTCCATCACACTTGTGAACGCACCGACGATGTAGAGGTGGACGCCGAGTTCTATTGGAGCCTGCGCCGGCTCCGGTTCAGGAAGAACATCTAGCCTCTTCGGACCTCAGCCTCTTCGGACCTCAGCCTCTTCGGACCTAGGATCTGGTTCGAAGGGGCTTTTTCATTGGTTTGGTGCAAAGTGGTTAATTCTGAAATTCCAAAATTTTCCGGGGAATAACAACGGCATAGTCGCCACCCAGTGCTATGATCAGGTTAAAAAAGCCTGTATCCCTTGTGCATGAGGTCGGACACAGCCCCGCGCTGAACAAGTCCCGCCCGCCCCTAGCGCGCCTGCCCCCCGTTCGCGGGCGGCTATAGTTGTATCTGGCATGGAGGCCAGGTGGCTCTAGAGGTGTGTCTAATTCAATCGGGTTCAAAATTTGAACCCACCACACGGAAGGAACGACCAAATGACTAACCAAGCGATTGAGAACGGCCTGTCGGACATGATCATGGGCACCAAGCTGGCCTTGCGGTCTGTGGTCTGGTTCGGGTTTGGCTATCATGCCGCCCATATCGAGGGTGACAAGGAAGCCCGCGCCTATCTGGATCAAGTCCGGGCCGGTGTTTTGGCCGCTGGCAAGGTCAAGTCTGAGGCAAGCGCCCGTGTGTCGCAGGCCAAGGGGCTTGGCGCGGTGTTTGGCGAACGTTTCGCCGCTGAATTGGCCAGTGATTACGCCAGTGAAGCCCACCGCATTCAGGCTTGCTATATGGCCATGGTGGCCAGTGGCGTGACCAGTGTCAAGAAACTGGCAGACTGGGTCACCCATGGGGATGCAGAGCACACCGCCAAACAGGAAGCCGCCAAGCGGGCCGAACATGACGCCGCGTCCAAGAAGGCCGCTGAGGATATGATCTCGGGCGCGACCATGGTGCAGGGGCTGGATATCGACGCCAAGCCCGAACCCGTGACCGCACCGGAAACCGACGCCGCACCGGTTGCCGATGCTGGCCCGGAAACCGGGGCCACGGTTCAAAATTTGAACCTGTCCAGCCTGACCGATGCAGAGCTTGACGAGCTGGCCACGGCGATTGCGGCAGAGATCACGGCCCGCGCCACGGTTGAAGCCGAAACCGTCGCGGCGTGAAGGCCCTGACAATTGCACCCCCTAGCCGCGAGGCTAGGGGGATTGCCGATCGCGCCGCTGCTGAGGTCGCGCGGTCTTTTGCCGACGCTCCGGTAGGGGCCCCGGCCAAACCCCGTTGGGCCCGCTCTGCCACGGTTTTGGGGACACTGGCCCCTGAGATCATGAAACCCGGCACGAGCCGAATTGCCCCCGTACCGCGTGGGCAGGGTCGCCGCCAACGTTTCGCCGCCACCTGATACTCGAAATTCAACCCTGAACCAGTTTCTGGTTCGGGGTCGTCATGCTGTTCCTCCCCGAGCCCGGTTCAAAATTTGAACCGGGTAAGGGAGTTTGAAAGGATGTCCTATGATCTATCTCCTCGAAAATCTGAAAACCCGCCGCACCGCCAAGGTTATCGCGGATAGCGAAGCCGACGCGAGGGTCGAGGCCAGTAGTTTGTTCGCAAGTCCCGCCTGGCAGGATCTGGATCTGGTTCAGGTTCGCCCTCTTTGATGGGTTTCCTGCCAGGAAACAAATCTTCGCGGTGAGAAACAAAATCTGAGTCTGGTTCTGGTTCGTGTCCTGCGGACGCTTGAAGAACACCCTGTAACTATTTGAAAAATAACAATAAAATTCTCTCTTCTTCTTCTTTTTTCCTTCCTTGATCTCTTTCCAAGAAGAGAGAGAGAGAGAGAGAGAGAATAGAAGAAGTTTGAAAAGAGACATGGAACTGTTCTCTAAACTACTAAACCAAAGGAAACTACCATTTCCGGAAATAGTAGTAAAAAGAAGATAGTCAAAAACAAAACCTGTTCCATGTCGCTTTTGCGAACCAGAGCCAAAGCCGGAGCCTAGCAGCCTGATCTGGAGCCTAGCTACGAGCCCCTGAGAGCCGAGCTACGAGCCCTTGAGAGCCATGATTTCCAGAAATCGGCATTGCGGCCACCGCCGTGACGCCCAACACTACCCTTAATCCGATGGAGGATCGTATGGACTACCAAAAACTCGCAGATGAACTCTGCACTGCACTGCAAGACAAGGGCTACGAGCGGCCCGAGGTCATTGTTCGGGTCATATCCCATTCAACCCACTCCAGTATCGCCCTGGAATATTCCCTCAACGGTAATTTCCAGAGCAAGTGGTTCTGGGCACATGAAGCCGATCCCGCCGCTGCCGCGCGTTCCTGGCTCGAAAACCTCCCCACTGCCGAATCGATCCGTCGCGACGACGCACGGGAACAGCTGGCCCGGGCCGTCGACATGGCCCGCGAATGTGGGATCGAATTCACCATCGAATACAAACATGGGAGCCAGATCCCATGTCTCTGACCACCACCCGGCTCGATCGTCAGGACCAGAGCCTGACCCTGACCCACCAGACCGATGACGGATACACTGGAATTCTCTGTGTCCCGACCGACCCGTTCAGCTCCCTCGTACTGGAACAGGTGTATGCCCCTCATGGTGCCCTGATCCACGAGATGACGTGCCCCATCCCCATGAAAACGGTCAACCTGGCCCACTACGTTCGGGACCTGACCTATACCCACCGCCAAACCTACCGGAGAGTATCATGAACCTGCCTCGACTGACCGACCTGACCGACCTGGCCGAGTTTCTGAAAACCCTCCCGGCCAATGATGACCCCGATGCAGAAATCGGTTTCGACATGGAACAGTCACTCCCTCCAGGTAGTGACCACCCCTGTGGAAGTGCCTGCTGCATCGGTGGCTGGATCTGGCTCTGCAATCCAGAGACCAGCGACTTGGCCCTCGAAGAGGCGGTCATGACACTGGGGCCCGTCTCTGAAAAGCAAGCCGTCGAGCTCTGCTGGCCTTCTAGGGTCTATAATCCCGCCTGGGAGGCCACCCCCCAACAGGCAGCGCGGGCCGTGGAAATCCTTCGGGACACCGGCTGCACTGACTGGAAACGTGCCATGGAGGAAGTCCAATGATCCTGCCCCGACTGACCGACCTGACCGACCTGGCCGAGTTTCTGAAAACCCTCCCGGCCAATGATGATCCCGACGCAGAAATCGGTTTCGACATGCGTCGGTCGGATCCTGAGGGAGGCATGCATCCCTGTGGAAGTGCTTGTTGTATCGGGGGATGGATCTGGCTCTGCAATCCGGAAACCTACCCCCTGTCCCTCGCAGGGGCAGTCACGACACTGGCTCCTGTCAAAACGCTGGAAGCCTTCAAGCTCTGTTACCCCTACGAAACCCCCGACGCCTGGGAGGCCACCCCCCAACAGGCAGCGCGGGCCGTGGAAATCCTTCGGGATGAGGGCATCGCTGACTGGAAACGTGCCATGGAGGAAGTCCAATGATCCCCCTCACCTGGAACCAACACACTCTCAACTACCGGCCAGTCGGGCCTGACACGCTGGTCGAGGTGGTCTGGATCAGTGATGACATGTCAGAAATCCGTCGGTTCGCTGCCCCGGCCAGCGAAGTTGTCTGGACAGGACAGGACAGGGTCTCCTTCTGGCGCCGTGCCCCTGAACCCGAACCCGAACCCGAACCTGATGTCTACACCTTCAAAGGTCACTATGACCGCACCCTGGAGGAATTCTACAACTGCGGCGCAACGGAGGATCA